ATGAAAATCACTGAACAAATCACATCACTTCAGACAGCTCTTGATTACAATAGGGAAACTCTTGAACAATTCGAGTATCGTACTCAGTTCGATACTCCTGGACAGAAAGCAGGAAAAGCACTTGAAGTGATTGCTATATCACTTAATGAAGGTAAACCATTAAGTAAAATTGAGAGATGGTACTATCCATTGTTCGAAAGAGTATCTAATGGTGTCCGTATCTCGTTCTATGGCTACGACAGCGACCGCGCGTACGCGGATGTCGGGTCCAGACTTTGCGTAAACTCCAGACAAAAAGCAATTCATTTTGGTAAAAACTTCATTGAGTTATGGAGCACTTATTTATACGAGCAATAATTACTTAATTACTAAACATGGGAAATTTGAAGTCAGAATTGGCAAATACATTAGCAGATAGTGTGTTTATTGGAATGTCTGGGTGCGAAAGATATGGAATGACATGGGGGTGCGATATTGATTGTCCTGTCTTACGTGAAGGAAAATGCGAGTTAAAAGATACTGAGAATAAAGAGCTTTATGCAGAATTTTTAGAATCAATGGAAGATTAAAATGGATATTTTATTTTGGATTCACCGTAGCAAGTCAAACCGTAAGGGAGAAGCTCCCTTGAAAATTCGTGTTACTTGCGGAATTGGAGATAGGGTTGAAATTTCAACCGGAAAGTTTGTTAACCCTGATCAATGGAATGTTGATAAGAAAAGGGTTATTGGAAAATCGGTACAGGCCGATATTATTAACCGGTATATTGTTGCATCAGAAAATAAGCTGATTAAGATTGAATCAGACCTGCAGTTGAATGATCTTCCGATATCTGCTGAGATCATAAGGAATATTTTCCTGGGGAATCATATACAGAGATATGGGTTATTGCAGGTTCTTGATATTCACAACGATCTATTCAGACAGAAAATCGGGCAGAAAGGATTCAGCCAAAGCACACTGGACAAATATACTGGCGCACTCAGACGCAAGATAGAGTACTTCATTGAATCTAAGTATAAGAGAAAGGATATCTACATCTCTGAACTTAATCTTGACTTTATAGAATCATTTTGGCATTTCCTGACTACAAAAGGGAAAGAGGTTAAAGGAAAGTTTACCGAACCAATGGATGTTGAATCAGCTTGCGGTATTATCAGCAAATTCAAGAAGATTGCTAAGATTGGTTTCAGGAAGCAAGAGATAGCCATTAATCCATTTGATGATTTTAAGGTTTCATTCAGTAAGGAATCCAAGGTTCCATTGACAATTGATGAAGTGAACGAGATAATGAATAAAGAGTTCTCAACTACCAGGCTGGACCGGGTTAGAGATCGCTTCATTATTGGGTGCTTCACCGGCATGGCAAATGAGGATATTCAGACTGTAACTAAAGATATGGTTTCAATTGATGTTACAGGAAAGAAATGGATTGATCGTGGCCGGACTAAAACCGGAGAGCTTTGTATCATTCCTCTTTGGGATCCAGTTATTAAGATCATTGAGAAGTATAAAGATGATCCTTCATGTAAAGAGGGTGGATATTTATTTCCAAGGATATCGCTTCAGAAAATGAATGAATATCTGCATGAGATCGCTTTAATCTGCGGGATTAAAAAGAAGCTTACAACTCACATCTGCCGGCATACATTCGCTGACATTTATTTAAACTCCGGTGGTTCTATTGATAACCTTGCCAGGATCCTGGGGCACTCAAATATCAGGACAACATCAGGTTATGCAAAGAGGAATAAAACTACCATTACCAAGGAATCAATCAATGTTGAACAGCGTATTTTTGGGTATATGGATAAAATCAATGAAAGGAAAACATCATGAAGTGGATAGAAGTATCAAAAGAATTTCCTCCAGAAAATACGCCTATTTTGGTTAAGTACATTAGCGGTAATTATGACGTACTGGAATTTAAGCATGATTCTGAATACGGCTTTGTAGCATCAACTTTTGAAAGCTACGTTGCTATAAGTAATATTGAAAAGTGGACTAAAATTGAAGATTAATTTAATGATATACTAAAATTATATAAAAAGTATTATGGATAACTTAAAAATAACATTGGATGATATGAAATTAATAGTGAACAATCTTCCAGAGTTTGAGAAGTGCCATAATTTATTATGTTCAATATTTATTCCAAACAAGGTTAGATTGACTGATCCAATGCTTTTATATTCAAATTATGAGATTAAAAACGATGAGTTTCAGCAATTAACATTCATGAAAGATTATAACCTAAAAACCTGGATACTTATTGAAAATAATATCATCAAGACCATTAAAACTTAATTTTATTATACGAAAATCGTATATTATGAGTTCAGAAGAAATAAAAGAGGCTATAAAACAGGGGATCAGTGAGGCTATGCCAAAGCAATGGCTCACAAAGAAAGATCTGTGCAATGAGTTTGGGATTGAGGGAACTCTTGTGTGGAAAATGATCAACGATCCATTGGATCCGCTTCCATTCACAACTATAGGTGAAAAAAAGCAATTGTTTAACCGAGATGATATAAACGCATGGCTTACCAGGAGGAAAAGAAATGGGTAATAGCATAAAACCGTACAAAGTGGGCACCTGTAAGAAGTGCGATCAACCTAACAAAAAACTGATAGGTGGTTATTGTTTTGAGCATCCATTCTGCTATCAGAAAAGACAAGAGGCAAGATCAAAAGAGAAAGCCCAGATAAGGGCAAATTCAGGCTCTACAAATGATCAAAATCCAAAGCACGATAAAAGTATTTCAGAATTGATAAAGTTGGCCACAATCGTATTTAATCGCTTCATTGTGAAAAGAGATTTGAAAGGTGATTATTTCAATTGTATATCCTGCGGATTGAATAGGCACAAATCTGAAGCTCAGTGCGGACATTACCGGCCAGTAAATTATTCGGCACTTAGGTTTCATGAGGATAATGCTCATGCTGAATGTATAACCTGCAATTGCGTTGATACAAATCATTTAACCGGGTACCGGAAGAATCTGGTACTGAAGATAGGTTACGTTAAGGTTGAGTGGCTTGATTCGCACAAGATCGCTGAGGATTTCAAGTGGAATAAGGATGATTTATTAACCATAATCAATAAGTACAAATGAAAGAGCACTCAAAAAAGGATTGGATCATTCTACTATCAATGCCTGTTGCAGCATTTTTGATTCTGATAGTAGTATCCTATATGGTTATGACCGGTAGGTTATAATTGATTTTACTTTTAAATAAAATTTAACAATGGAATCCCAATAAATAGCGATTGAAAACAGTGCTATCATCAGGATCCCAATAGTTAAAAATGCTGTCATTGATTATTACGAGCCTTCTTCTCAAACATTTCAGGAAGGCCTGCCAATTCATTTGCGCCAAATCCAATGGTTAAGGCGAAAATCATAGTGACTTCCTGCCCATAAAATTCATTTGAGAATCTGAACGTCAGGAATGTAATCAATACTCCAGTAAAGAACTGCTGAAAATTATCCTGAAGCAAAAATCTCCATGAAAAATTAATTGGCGTATTACGGCTTAATTCATCCCTCTTGTTCGCTTTCCTTCGCAAGCTTATAATAGCACCAATCAGAGCGAATGTGAAAGCTGCTAAGTATGTTGGCCAGTCTGTCGTGCCAAGCACTAATTCAAAGTATTTTTCCATGATATTATAGTTTATTAAATTGTTATTCCTAAAGCTTGTGCTGTTTCACCTCCGGACTTAATTTGCCCATCTGGTGTAAGACCGTTGAGTTTCTGAAACTCAACTACTGCAGCTTGTGTTTTTGGACCATACACCTTGTCTATTGACCCGGTATAAAATCCTTTATCTCTCAGTACCTTTTGAATTAAACCTACGGCAACATCTATTAAGAATGGAGCAACAAGCTTGATCAGCTTACCAAGTGGTTTCTGCACTTTAACCTCCGGCTCCTTGCTGTAATCAACGAATGGAAGTAAAATGCCATAATCCCAATCCCGGCCTGAAACCTTGTATTCAACTACACCGTACTTAGAGCCTCTAGCTTCAATTGTTTTACCATCACCTTTGGAGAAAGCGATATGACCAATAGCTGATCCTGTTGGTATTCTGAGCAACAATGCTCCGGGTATTCTGGCTGCATCTTCGATAGTTATTTTGGTTCCAATCTTTTCAGCATCAGATCCAAAATAGCCGGTATAAGCATCTGCTTTCAACGGATCATTTGGCCGGCATCCATAGAGATTTTCAGTCACCTCAAATATTACCCTGGCGCATAGTTCAGCGCAATCAAAAGCTCCGGTATATTCTTCCTTACTTTTAGGCACAATGGCTCCGAGCACATATCGTCTGCCTATATATTTCTCAGCTACTTTTAGTAGATCTTCACCAGTTTTTTTCATGGCTTTTTCCATTTTTTATAGAAGTCAACCGAGGACTTTATGAACTCAAAAAATTTTATAAAAACGGTCATTATGGCGATTAAAAAACCAAGCCATACACCGCATATACCTACAGCTTTGATCACAGCCTCGTTAGTAAAAAAGGAAGTTATTGCCAGGAATAGTCCACTACCAAAACCAGAGAATAGTCCTATTTGAGGGTGATCAGATAAATAATCTCTTACAACTAAAACCGAAGAGAGTAGTATTGCTCCAATTTTCATTTAATCTTTCTTTTCAGTGGCCGGCTTTGGTTTGTCTGCTGGCTGCTGAACTATTTTGGCAGCCTTCTGTAGAAATTCAAGGATCTCTTTACTTGATTTCTTACTGTCGATGTTTAAGTCAATTGAGTACATCAATCCTCTGAATTGATTGATATTCATCTCTACAGAAATGATTGTGTCTTGTTTTACCGGCTCAACTTTAGGTTTTTCCTGAGCAAAAACAAGCGATACACTAACAAGTAATAAAAGGGTTAAAATTGATTTTTTCATGTTATTTGATTTTGTTATTGATAAATTTTGCAGCGTAAATACTATCTGATTTTCCTTTGTCTATTTCAATGGTAGTCACCTCGGTTTTCTTACAGCCGGATATTAAAATGATTATGATGATCAGATATTTCATTTTATTGAAGGACTACGTAATAAAAAGTTATGTTGCTTGTTCCTATGGGAGCTCCGTTAGGGAAAATAATATGCCACTCATCACACAATCCACCGCATCCAGGATTTTTAGCAACATAATAACCGGCTCCAGCGGCATCTGATGAACCTGCTGTAAGGAGTAACAGACTCCCTGATGCTATGCCTGTATTATAATCTTGACTCGATCCCAATCCAGTACCACTGAATGTTGTAGTGCTTCTTAGAAGAACTCTTCCTGTAGCGTTTGCGATAAATTCTGTAGTAGCTAATTTATTACTGTTATCACCTGCTGATGGAGTTGGAGCTGTGGGAGTTCCGGTAAGTCCAGGACTGTTTAGTGGGGCGTAAGTTGTGGAGGTGTAGGCGTTTGATCCTAACCCCAAGAAACCTTGAACATCACTTGCTGTGACTGGATTCCAAGCTGTGCCCGCTGCGTTAATCCCCATCATATAAGAAGATAGTCCTGATGGTGTACCGTTATATAATGCTCCGTTCCATTGCGTTGAATTGGCAGCTAAAGTTGCTGTACCTGCATTTCCCGAAATATTAGTCTGATCTCCTGTGTTAGTCCCTGTTGAAGTTCCTGATCCTGACGGTGCGCCAACCATGGCTGCCGTAATTCCAGAAACTGTACCTGTGAATGTAGGTGAGTTTAAAGGCGCATACGGGCTTAATGCTGATGAGGTGATGTAGCCTGAATTGTTAGTCCATTGGCTAATGTTGCCAGACTTATTAGTGAATGTTTCAGTACTTGATGAAGTGGTATAATCTGTGCCAGCAACTGCCGCGCTAAATGCTGATCCATTAGCTTTGACCATTCCTGAAACAGTGGTAGATAATGTAAGAGTAGGAACTACAGAAGCACCGTCAGAAGTACCAGATAGCCCATTTGCGGTTGATACTGCAATCCCTGTAACAGAACCTCCTCCACCTCCTGATGGTATAGGCTGTGTAGACAATGCACCGCTCGGATCAGCTACGACCATGCGTGTTCCTGATCCTGCTAATGATGAGAATGTAGCTGCACCTGTGGAGGATATTGTTAGAGCAAGTGTACCGTTAGGTGCGCTTGGATATGCAGAGCTATTGTTAACATAAAACCTTAAATATCCTCCAGCATTCTCTGATCCGGCAATTATATAGTTAACATCATTATTACCAAGCTGTAAATAACCTTGTGCCCCACCTAATGAACCCAATACTGTTGGATAAGTGATACTATAAGCTTGATTATTTATTTGGATCTTATCTTTAAATCTCCCAGTACCATTAACATCAAGTTTATAACCTGCGTCGGTTGTGGTGCCTATACCTACCCATTGGTTACCTCCGTCTACATAGAAAACATTATTCCCTGTCCTGCTTTGAACATAAAATTTAGTATTATCAGACCCTGTTGTACTTTGTCGACCTATATAAACTCCTGCCGATAGGCTTGTATTATCTATATACAAATCACCTCTTGTAACACCCGTAGTTCCCCCACCTAAAGCAACAGTTCCATCTACTTGTAATTTATAGCTTGGACTTGTAGTACCTATACCTACGTTACCACCTCCTGATTGTAAGACTAAATTCCCCCACCCCGCACCTGATCCTATTAATGCTCCTAAAGATGTATATGTATTACCAGTTGATGCACCATGATTTATATATAACATTGACCCACCATCACTATTTGAAATTCGTGTAACTCCAGCCACGTGTAGCAAGTTTTGTGGACTCGCTGTTCCAATACCTACGTTACCAGCAGATGTGATTATAAATTGTGGATTATATGTTATAGTTGAACCTGCTGAACCAGTTGCTGCTGAATTTATTTTAAATACATCATTATACGCATCTATTTCTACTAATTTTGAAGGATTCGCTGATTTTCTAACCCAATTTGTACCATTAAAATAAGCATTTGAACTTAAATATAATGATGGAATACTTGCAGAATTAAAATAAGCAACACTATTGCCGGCATTGCTTTCTATCATTGGTTTTACACTTGCCCAAGCACTTAAAGACGTAATACCTGCGCCAATTCCATCGCTAAACGTAGAAGATGTTCCGGAGAAGGGTACTGCTGCGGCTATTAAACTATTGGTAAATGTTAATATGCGTGTATCATCAGCAGGATTAATAATTCCCCAACCACTATTATCAGTGAACCTTATATCTTTCGATAAGAAAATTCTATCTGTAAACGTAGCACTTGTACCATTTAAAGGCCCTGTAAGTGTTCCGCCAGTTAAAGGCAAGTGCCCTACTTGAGAGTAAGAATAGGCCGTGTTCCAATTAGTGGAGTAATCGGTTATATAAGATATTGTTCCGGAAGTTGACTTAACTAATCCAGTTCCGGAAAGAACCGATTGTTTAGTGTCTAAAGCCGTACTAACTGCTAATGATGTGGGATATTTAGTATTATCAGGTCCAGTTAGGTCAGTTGCTTTATTAGCAACGTTTTCAGGCACGTACCCCAATCCTACCTGTAATATATTCCAATTAGCTGCCACTTGTGCCGGAGAGTCGGCAAGCGCTCTTACTGAATATCCGTTCAAAACGGTTATTCCACCAATAGTTCCATTTGCTGATATGTACCATATATCACCCTTTTTAATTGCTCCGCTGGCTCCTGAACCACCAGTAGTGGGGTATGCGCTTGTTGCTGTTGGGTCATAACTTCCCCTATCGTTCAATAAACCAACAACCAACCCATCTGCATAAGTCTTAACCGCTTGAACTGTGGGATATAGCGTGTTATTAATGGTCGAGAAATCTGTAGCTTTATTTGATAAATTCTCTTTAAGGTTTAAAGCGGATTGTGTTTGGGCAAGTGTTAGTGAATTTGCTGTACTTCTAAGTACAGTAGTATCTGCTGAAATGGTTCTATTTGTAGATAAATCACCCCCACCAAGCAATCCGGTTCCGACTGTGATCGTTCTTGATTTTGGAACGTAATTCAATAAGTCAGAGTCCAATACTACAGTACCAGAGGCACCAGGGAATTGAATAACATTGGTGCCAGTTCCACTCATTGCATAGATTTGAGTGTCATAGGTGTTTGAATTATCCCAGAATACTAATGGATTGCCTCGCTTAATAACAACTTCTGCTCCAACACCATCTACAATCAATGATTTTGAACCCAAATTGACGTTTTTTGTTGCGGTATCATAAGTTACAAATCTACCTGCATAGGTTTTGGTAACTACCTCTGAAGTATCTACACGTAATGTTCCAGATGAAGTAATTGGACCTCCAAGTAATCCATATCCGGATCCAACGTTTGTCACAGTACCCACATTCCATGATCTGTTTGCATTTAAATCATAGCTTACACCATTAATGCTTAATGATCTTGTAAGTGGAGTGAATCTTCCGTCAGATTGTGTTTTAGTGTAATAATTAAGCAATGAACTTGTATTGCTTGTTGATATTGTATCCCAAACACCACCACCTATATAAATACCCATTTTACCAATGGATGAGTTATACATTACATAACCAACGCTATCCTTTGCATTCCTTAAACTGAATGAAGAATAAACCGGTATTCTGAGGTTTAGAACAGCCGTTAAATTGGCATCTCTAACCGATTGCTTGTTGTAGGTAGATGTATTTGCCGGATTACTTCCTACAGGGCTGGTACGATTAATATCATTTTGGCCAAATGCTATCGTTGATATGAGTGTAAATGCTATAAAAAGTAACTTCTTCATGTTTAGAATATTAAAATGATCTGTTGACCATCATAGATCTGTTCAGCTAATTCAATACCACCTTCCGGGATATAGCTGAAGTCTATTCCAGGGATCAGGTATCTTACACCATTTAAGAATACCATGTACTGATTAAGACCAACCAAATCAGTATTGCTGTAGGTAGTTCCGTTTGGCTCAAAATCGGCAGTTGTAATTATCAATGGCGTTCTATATTCCGCTGAAGGATCATAGATTATCGGATTGGTAGGAATTACAACATCAGGATTTACAGTTAATGTGCTTCCGGAATAAGGAGCAATTGCTTGTAGTAACAATTCATACAACGCAGTAGTGGTATCATCATTTACTTCCTCTGCAGTATCCCAAGATAAAGCCCTGATAAGCCTGTTAAGGCAAACCACTTTTTTGCCGGATTCAGGGTTAAGTTTTCCTGAAGAAAGATCATCAATGTATTTAGCCAAAAGTTCTACATAGTAGGCGTTGGCCAGTAACAGAGATCCGCTTATTGCCTGAAGTGTCGCCATTATACAGATTGCTTTAAAAGCTTTGCACGTAATTTACCATCACGCATACGCTGCTTTGTTTCTTCACTTCTCTTTCTACCCTTGTGAAGAGCAGAAAATTTTGCTTTTGACTCAGGGGTATTCATTCTTTCTCTAAGCTTTTGACTAAATTCTTCAGTGTGTTTTCTACCGATATTACCTTCTGCCATTTTTCTTAGATTATTTAGATTACTCTCTTTCTTTCCAATTTCTCTTAATTTAGCTTTGGTTTCATCTGAAAGCTTAGACCCAGTTAGTTTAGCAGATATTTTCTTTTTTGTCTCTTCAGCCATAGGAATCCCTTTTCTTTCTGCACTCATTTTCTGCTTCATAGCTTCGGTGTGCTTTTTCCCAGTTGAGTTAATCCTATGTTTCTCCCTTGTTTCTTGAGATGGAACTTTGCCTGTAGCAGCGATTCTTAGTTTTTCTTTTACCTCGTCTGACACTAAATGACCCATTAGTGCCTTACTAACTTTATTATTATGATCTGGAGATTTTTTTACCCCTTTAAGTGCCGCACTTATTTTACGCTTACATTCTTCGGTTACTGGCAACCTGGTTGCATTCCTTTGTTTAGAAAGTGTCTCTTCAGATGCTTTACAGCCAAGACGACTTCCGGCAGTTTTTGAGATATTAAAAAATGGATTTATTTTATCAATATAGAATTGCTCTCTTTCAATCAACTGGGAACCATTTTCTACGATTTCTAAAACCTCAAAGCTTAGGTCATCGGCTCCGTATTTATTAAAGTGGTGTTGTAATATCCGACTGTGATGTTTACATCGTTGAAGCGCAATAATATGAGTCTGCTGTCTTTTTCTATAGTCCTTTGCACTGCCGACATATACCTTTCCGTTAATGGCAGAAACAATTTTATATATGCAACTAAATCTTTCCTTGCTGAGTTCCATTTTACTGATCTAATGTGATTAAATAAGCGTAAGCGCTGTCAATTGCATTTGTCCACCCAGGTCCATCACCGGCAGGTGCCGATATTTCAGCCCCACGGAAAAAGCGATCAGCTTCAGATAGCGCCCTTTCGATCAATGGGTTATTGCAGCAACCTCCTTTTAAAGCTTTTCGGTAAAGATTTTTTGTAATACGATCAAATGGGAATAGGTAGTTTTTGGTATAATTCCCAACCGGGTTAATCCCAACCAGATTAAGTGTGGCATTTACCCACTTATCTCTCGCAATGATTATTTCCGCTGATAAATTAGTTCCAAGATCAACTGTTTCAATAGACGTACCGTTTGCATCGAGCAACACAAGTTGTCTTGAAGAAAAATTGGAAATTGTAATTACAGGATCAGATATTCCATAATTTGAAGTATCTGTAAAATACAGAGTAACCCCATCAGAAGATTGGGTCAAAGTGAAGTTTGCCGCAAATATTGCCATGGGTTTCTGATAAAACCCATCATAATTAATAACCGATATAAAGGTAAAATAAAATATATGAAAATCATATATCATTTTAAACAAAAAACCAGATCAAATGATCTGGCTTTTTAGGGAACCAATGTTCCCTCCTTCCTTTCAAATGTATGTAGCGGAAACAGGACTCGAACCTGCGACCTTTGGATTATGAGTCCAACGAGCTAACCGACTGCTCCATTCCGCAATGTGAACTCAAATATATGATAATCGAATAATTAAAACCAAATATTATTTGAAAAATTTACTATTCTTATCGATGAACTCATTCAATCCTTCGTAAACCTCAACAATGTTTTCTTTATTGTCACTCAATCTATTGGCAGCTTTACTCCTGAACTCCTGAATCCTACGATCATACTGTTCTTTGGTAATCCTATTTTCATAGAAGTCCTGATTTGCATTTTTTATTTTCTGACCAAAGTTTGCTATGATGTTTTTTCGTTCATCAGTAAGGCTCTTTATTCTTGATAATTCAACATCAACCTTTTTAACAGCGACCTTCTTATAATCACCATCTTTCCAATCCTGAACCTTAACAACCATGTTTAATAACGATTGGGCTGTATTTCTGGTACGACCATAAAAATCTTCACCGTATTTCTGACTTAAATAAAAGTCATGAATATTGGCACCTTGCGGTATCCATGATCTGCCTAAGAATGTAGCCTTATTTAAAATCTGCTCTTCAGTTGTTGCACCTGAAGCTCTATACCTGGTTGATTCAGGATCCTTTATTGATTTTCCCCTAAAGTCTGTATCACCAAAAGTTGCTTCAAATAAAGTTCCTAACAATGGATCGGCCATGGCAGGGGCAGTAGTTTCGTTACCTTTACCGGCCTCTTGTTTGTTTATAAAACCAACAGGCAATACTTTCTTAACTAAGTTCATTGTGCTTGAAGCATCACCGGTATCAAACATATAGAACGGAGAAAGGTATCTCGCAAGGTTAACCTCACCAAACCTTGTTCTGTAAACTAAAGGAATATCTGTAAATCCTAATGGTACTTTTGGAATGAAATCCCTTCCGGTTCGTAGAGCTTCCTCATCTTCATCCTCCTTGTCTGCAAGTCCGGCCAGTTGAAGCATTTCCGGAACAGCATTTAATGAGGCCAGATACATTACAGTGGTAAGCGGGGTTTTGGTTACGCCGTTCTTAATGATCCTGAGCAAATCTGCCTGGAACTTAATGAATGCCGGTCCGACAAATGGAGTTTTACTTGCGGCATCCCACATTTTACCAACTGTTGCATAATTTTGGAATCCTTCGTAAACCTTTTGTATTGCCTCTTGCTGAGTAAATCCTTGCTCCTTAAATGTGATATAGGCATTCATTTTAGCCAAATCATCGGACAGTTGGTAAACTTCTGTCATAGTTTCATCAACTGCTCTTAAACCTCTCATTACTACATTCTGATTCTTTGGCAAAACTCCGGCTTTGGCTTTTATAGGTATCAGATCATGAACAATGGTGTCGCTTCCAAGTATCCCGGCTCTCAGTAATGTTTGAAACTCTGAGCCCTCAGACTTTAATGCTTTATAAGCCTTCGGCATATTGCTTGTAAATGTTACTGGATCAATTCCAGAAGCAAATGCAAATGTGAAGTTTGAAATAAAGTTACCAAGCTGAACTACCGGGTTAAATACGGTGTATGATTTTTTAAGGAATTGCCTGAATGGTAATTTGTCGTAAGCCTTTGAAAGATCATAGAATTTATTTAGTGTTTCATTTAGCATGAAAAACCCTTTAAAGTCCTCAGCGATATAGTTTGGAACATACTTGCCATCAAGTTTACCATAACCCTTGCCGTTAAGCTGTTGATATCCTTTTGGAATATTACCATTGGCAGGATCTTTAACGATACCAGGGCTGTTAGCGATAATCTGATTGATATAAGCAGCTATGGCAGCGTTCTGATCAAGCTGCATCAATCTTTTCACCGTAGAGTAAACCGGATCCTTCAGAACATCATCTTTTGCTTTCTGAGATAGATCATCCAGGTCTTTTCGCTTTTTGAACTGGCCTGTTTCCATTTTTGTAACCGGGTTGAATTTCTCCTGATCATCAAGAAGTTGTTGCACATCATCAGGAATCTCGTTTGTTTCATACATACGAGGTGTATATGTTCCTTTGAATTTGTCGTATATCTCCTGATTTATAAAACCAAGGGCAAAGTTTCTTCGGTGAACATTATCAAGCATATCCCTCAACTCATCATGAAGAAGCTGAACATCTCTTGAAACGGTTCCAAGTGGAGGTTTACCTAAACTTGCATATAGGTCCGGGTCAAGCATCTGGTGAACTTGTTCAAGTTTGTTGAGATCGCCACCGACAAGATTGTAAAGCTGATCAAGAAGCTTTTTAGCATCATACCTGGCTTTATTTATTCCACCAGTCATTTCAAGTTTTCCGGTAAGGTTTTTCTGAGATCGAGCTATTCCATTGTATATAGTTATCGCTATCTGGGCTGCATTTCTTTTAAAATAATTTTGACTTTCAAGTAATGTATTTAATTGACCGGAAACAATGTCCTCTATCTTACGAATATTTTTAGAAATGAATTGTTCCTGGGCTTTATTGATATTGCCAATTAATCCTGACAGCGGATTAACAGCATTCATGAAGATTTTTGCATCCTGTTCAGCAGATTGATCATTGCCATTTTTCTGACTTTGTTCAAGATCTTTTTTTACTTGCTTTAGCCTATTGTATTCGGCATTAAGCGGATCCATTACTTTGGAAGCCTTAGACCTATCTGAGATGCCGGCCATATTAGAAATAGCCTGCTTAATTTTCGCTTCCTGATCTTTTATAAGTCCATTGACCTCAGAAAGCTGTTCATTTAACGAAGGGGAGGTATCAACTACTTCTTCTTTTGGTTTTGGTTCTGCTTTTGGCTCTTGTGCTGGGTTAGTCTTTGGTTGTACGTTTCCAGAATTTTCTCCGACTTCTCCCTTGTTTTGGGTGTCATCGCTTGCAAGACTCTTTCTAATTTGGTCGGCTGATTTTCCATATTTGTTGTCTATATAGTCGTTTGTTACTGCTTTTTTATCTCTTTCCTTACCGGTCCAGAGATCCATAGCCCCTACATTATCATTGTAGTTCTGAAGAAATCCTTTAAAGTTGCCATCTTCCAACGCACTTGCAACCATGAAGTCTACATCAGACATCACTGAATCATCGAAGATATTACCCTGGGCAACGTATTCCTGTAAAGATAGTCCACTTTTCTTTAACTTGTTTGCGATCTCAATTGCATTTGAGATATTTTCTGCCAATGAGTTTTCACCTAAAGAACTATTCCTGGTAAGTTGAACTACTGATCCAATAATCTTTTTTCGAACATCTCCCATGCTTTCAGCATCCAGCGCACGTAATGAAGCCTCGTTTAATGCTCCACCCATCAAAAGGTTTTCGAGGAATGCAACACCTTCTTTTGTGAACACATTTTTATTGATATCGAAGTATCGAGGAAGTTCTTTCTGATCAATTATTTTATTGCCAATGAGAACATCTTTCAACTCTTTTGCATTCTTTGAATCTGAAGTAATATCTGAAGCTTTGGTAGCATTTTCATAGATTGATGATATCTGCCTGCGAGCTTTGTCTGTAATTGTTTTGGCTATCTCAACTGCTTTTTCAATCGGGCCTTTCTCCTTTCCTGTAACCTTGTTGAATTTGGCAAAGGTTTCAGTTGTGTATGGCATATTCTCTTCTGGCTCAAAAACAAGCATAGGATTTTGGATGCCTTTTATTGACTCCGGATCAATGCCGAACATTTCAGCCTTGTCATTCAACTCTTCAAGATAAGTAGCATCAGTTTTATTTGTTGCAGATAATTTACGGCTCATGGTTCTGTTATTACCACTTATAACAATACCATTGCTATCAACTACCGGAGTATCATTTATCGCCCGGCTGTCGAAGTTGCTTGCAATTTCAACAACCTGACCCTGGGCATTACGATCTTTGCTATAATCCCTATCGTTAACAGTAGTTCCTGTTTCTGTTGTAGGGAAATTTTCAGTTTGAGCAAATGTTTGTTCATTGTGAGATGCTAAAACATTGTCAGCGGAAACAACCTTGTAGGTTCCACGTATTTTATCGCCATCAGGTGTTCTGATATAGGTTTTTCTTCCAGGTGATTGTGGTTTATATTTGTATTCTGGATTGCCAATTACTTTATCTGTAACTTCTTTATTAGCTTTTTTAGGTTGAAGTTTTGATAATATATTGTTAACCATTAATTCTGCATCCTGTGGGTCTTTATACCTCTTAGATACATTATCAACTATTGAAGACACTAATTCATTTGTATCTATATTAAGTTCTTCTGCCTTTTTACGAACAGCATTAATTATCGCTTGTGAATAAACAGATAAATCTTTGTTAGCCGTAACCTGATCTAAGGCAGAACGTGTAGAATTGGTTAACTCATCCAAATTATCAGAGTTCTCAATAAAATTTATTCTTGTAGATGTATCTCTTAAATCTTCAACATCGTCAATTATGTCATAATAACCAGAATCCACTTTTTCCTTTTCACTCTTATTTACAACTTCCTCTTCCTGTTTTTTTAAAGCCTTCTTAACCTCATTTGCGTATAAATACAATTCCTTGCTATTCATTTCCTGAATAGGATTAGGTGGTTCTATAATACGTTTTACTTCTTCTGTTGGTGTTACTTCTGATTTATCAGGTTTTTGTTCTCTAGTATTGGTTTCAACCAAGTCATTTTTCACATTGGTTATAACCGGAGCATTTATAGGTCTTACTTGTTCAGCATTAACCTCAATACTTGAATAAATACCATCCTTATTCACACCAATTTTGACTTTGCCATCCTTTACAGATTCAACCGGAACCTGAGTAGTAATTCCATTTTCGTCAGTGTAATTTACTAAATCATTCTTTTTAAACTTAGATTCTGTTTCTTGTTGAGAAACTACCTGGTTTAACTCAGTATTTAGTGCATCAATCTGAGATTGAATCTCTGGCTTTAACTCCTCGTTAAGTTCAGGATCATCAAGTGCCGTATAGAGTTTGTTTAGTTCATTATCTATCTCTGTGGCTTTATTTAAGGCCGCAGGAGGAAGCTTTTTTTGTTCATTGGCTTCTTGTTCAGCTTCTTTCTCAATCTCGCCCTGTAACTCTATTTTACGCTTCGTTAAAGCTTCTGCTGCAGGCAATGATAGATTGGGATTATCAAGCTGTGTAGAAATTGCCTGAACTTTATTTTGAACTTCATTGACCTTGTTCTTCCTTTCACTATTGAAGAATGGTCCTAATACGAATCCACCAACACCTTCTTGCGCTCCGGCATAAGCAACACGCTTAATAAAACCATCCCACGTTTTTTCTTTGCTTGTATCAAATATTGGCTGGCCGGTAGCCTCATTGAGTAAAAATTCAGAACCAATTGCTGCAGCTTCCTGTGAGGCACCTGTTGTAAATTCTGTTAAGAATCCCTCAACTGCTCTTGCTCCACCTTTTGCAAACAACCCGGTTATTCCCTTGACATTGTTGTTAATGTACTCTTCGAGAATATCCCCGGTAACTTTTCCACCAGTTTTTTCCGCAGCTTCCCTTACTGCTTTATCAAACAAAATTTTGGAAAGCATGGTAGTGTTACCTTTCATGATCTTATCCAAACCAACCTTTTCAAGTGCTGATTGAATAAGTCCAAGCCCGGAGCCATAAATTGTTTTAGTCTGTTCGTCAATTAATCCATTGGGATCTGAATTATTGATTGATTGTATTCCAAAGTCGTAACCTTGAAGTAGCATACCGGAATATCCGGATAGCATGGCCGGTGCTGATTGAGCAAGTCCACCAAGAGAGCTTGTGATAAACTCGTTATCATAGGTTCTTTCGGCACCTTTGTCAACCTCAAATCCAACCTTTTCTTTTAAATAGTCGCGAACTTTCGGGGCAATATTCTTTCTGTATTCACCAATAAAGGCATCGGTTGTTAGAGGATTAAAAGCTGATAGAGGACCTGTTTTACCAGCATTAAGCCCAAGATCAACAAGTCCACTTGCTATTGAACCTATACCCTGCAGTAGCTTATTTCCAATATAACCACCTCTGCCACCTACATTTTCTGTATCAATAGATACTTGTTCTTGCGGTCTATTGGCAGATAATTGATTTACCTTGTCGGCTGTTTCTTGCCCCTGAGATTGAGCAAACGCAGACATTGCCGATTCTAATCCTGGAGTTACCGGCTTTGGTTTTGGCTTTATATCAAATGGATTATCGCCCTGGCCGGTTAAGCTTGATCCTAATCCGGTATTTGCTTTAGGATTAAGTCCGATGTTTGAAACAAAGGGCTCATTTAAATCAATTTGTTCCTGAGAAACTTCATTTGAATCAGGCCGGGAATCTGATAAAGGCGTTCCAGATGTTTCTTCCCCATTGTCCGAACCTTCTGATGAAACTTTTTTTTTTACATCCGGGAAGAATTGTTGAGCAAAATCAGATCCGCTCTTAGTATATAAACCCTTTTGCGATAACCCCGCATAAAGCTTATTAATCTTTTCAGAATCAGAAAATTGTGCGGTAAATTCATCAAAAGATTTTGAATACAATCCCTTGCTTTTTAAACTGTCGTATAGCTTTTGTTTTTTATCCGGCATGATTATAGATTATCAAATGTTTCATCCTCTCCAATTGAATCAAGTTCACCTGAATATTTCTTAGGCGTACTGTTGTCCTTTAATAGATTTACTTCTTTTAACAGATTATCCAGGTAAACACTTCCGGTCATACCTGAATTTTTACCGATCTTGTATCTTCTGTATTTCTTGCCTCCGGAAGATATTGTATCACCTGATTTTGAATTAGCCTGTATTGATGTTCCAGAGATAAGTTCCAACACATCATTGCCAGATTTTTTCTCCTCAATTGGAACCATAATTTCCAATACACCATTTTTATGAGTAACACTTGCGTTTATCGGACCTAAGTGCGCTCTTAATCTATTCAATCCATCTTTATCACCGGAAATTGCTTTGTTTTTCAAATCCGATAAATATTCATTCTCTTTTAAGTCCTTCTCATCGTCTTTAGCTTGCTTTGAAGCAATCCTATTCTCTTTTTGCTGTTGAAGTCTAAGGCTCGCCCATCCTCTTGCGCTTGCATCGCCAGACCAATCCTTTTTGCTTTGGCTATCAACCCCTGCATCTAATTGATCTGCAGCAGCCGAAACTACTGTACCGTAAGCTGCATTTTGTCTTTTGACAATATCGAGCATTTGCGCTCTTGCTTCATCTTCATTGGTTGCACTTAATCCAAAGTTTTTATACTCTTCAGGTTTTATTTTACTGACAAAATCATTAACCATTGGCATTAACACTTCGTCATTGGTTGAATAGATTGTTTTACCATCAGAAGTTTTAACCGGGAATGCACCAATGTTAGGATCACCACCGGCATCAAAAACAAATTTTTTAAAGTCTGACCTATCCATCAAACCTTCAACAATCTTCACATTCTTGCTACGATCAGCTTCCTTAATGATTCTGCCGTTTTTATCATACTCAACAGACGAACCCTTTATCCCCTTCAGCATACCACTTAGAGTATATTTAGGTTCAAGTGTCGGAGGATTAAATCCTTCATTCAGATATTGTGAAATTGGCTTTTTCGGATCATAATAAGCTAATGCCCTTTTAATGCTTTCTTCGCTATATTTATCTGGATTCTCCTGAATTTCTTTTTTCAAAGCCGTTAGCCCAGAATAAAGCTGTCCTGAATATTTAGCTTCTGCATTTAACTTTTCCTGCATATTCTTAAATGAAGCATCAGAAGTTGGATTAACACCATTTGCCTTTAATTGACCAGCATAATTCAGTAATCCGGTATATTTTTTTCTCAGTTCTTCATCATGCGCAATCCAATGATCTTCAAGCTTCAGGTCAGAAATATTTTTATCAATAAGAGAGTTTCTTGCTTGTAAGTCTTTCTGCTTTTGAAGTGCTGCCAGACGATTCATCTGCTCATCATAGGCAAGATTTGATCTGAAAACTTCTGCAGCTTTATTACCGCCAAGAATAAATGCGGCACCGGTACCTTCACGGCCTTGATATACTGAATTAAAAGGATCTGTAGTAGCCATTTTTTATCCGTTAATTGACCATCTCTTTGCTCCGGTTTGTGGATCTACTATCCATTTACCCATTAAAGAAGGATTTGATAAAGCACCGTTGTTTGTTACTCCAACAGTTTTTGCCAATGGAATTTTAGGAATACCAAGTTTTCCTCCCATAGTTTGTTCTGGAAGATTTAAACCTATCCTTGCTGCATCTGTAACTATTCCCATGGCATCATCAATGCCTGAATATTTGTTTTGATTGCCGGCTCCAATAAGTGCTGAAGCTGCTGCTGCTCTTCTTTGATACGGCTGATCAATATTGTAGGAAAACTCTTTATCGGAATAGGCTGCATTTTTTCCCAATTGATCTGTGTATTGACCAAGTGCCATTTGAGTAAAATTATCCTCCTGAACACCTAAATCCTGCATGGCCCGATTGGTATTCATATTAATTTTTGTGGCAGCATCTAATACATCTCCGCTTGATGAAGCGGCATTTGAAGCGGCACTAAACGCTGTTCCGGCACTCGAATTAATACGATTTTCGTATAGGTCAGATCCGGGCATACCATTTCTATAATTACGTTCCGCTAAATTCAATGCTTCCGTAGCCTCATTTGGTCTGACGTAATTTGTGAATTTGTTCTCTTTTTCAAGCCTTTTGCCATCCTTAACCTGTTTGTTTCCAGAAAGAAACTTATACCCGGCCGAGAACAATGCTGGGGCTGCTTTTATTGCTGCTGCTGCTAATAATGGAATAGCCATGATACTATAATTATATGAAAATGATATATTACAAATCTACTTTTATTTTTTATTATTTGCATACCTTGCCGGCATGGGAATTTTTTTAGTTTCATGATCTACAAGCGATTCATAATAACCGTTTAGATCATGCCCCCAATCCTTTATAATTCTACCCTTATCATCCGATGTTGTAGCTGTAGGAAAATATCCATTTGATGTTAATGATCCGAGCCAACCATCCGGAGGTGATAGCTGTCTATCATCAGCATTTACGGCTTTTACACCCTGCATTGCACGTATCTTTTTCATCATTTCCCAATCCTGGATTACATTTTCCTGAATTGGTTTTATGAGATCATAAGATATTTTTGACTCCGGGTTTAATTTTCGGTACTCTTCAATCAATGATTTACCAAGATTGGTGTCTTTTTTATCCAGATCTGTGTTCCCTCTAAATCCTTTTTCATTAACAAAATCAAGGAATTTATTCCATTCACTCTTTTGCTCCGGAGTAATTTTAACAGGAGGATCTGGCTTTGCCGATTGAATTAAAAGATTCTTGTCCATCATTAAAAATCACGTTTAACGTTAGAGTAATAAACCTCTGCTGAAACAAGCTTTATCTCAGTAGTGTCGCTACATTCTAATTCAATAATTAAATATGAACCTTGCATAACTCTACCTTTGAAAAGTGAAGTTAATTGCCTAACAGCTTCCGGTGTCAATGTTGCAAAATTGGGATCATTCATATCTCTTAGGATATCGGCCCATAGCTTTCCATCAATCAGTTTGAAATTTTTCTGTTTCAATTTAGTCATCATTCCATTTGGAAACTGATTGGAAACCGGAGATGTAATTGAAGGAGCAAACCAATTTCCAGTGGCATCAAGCCTTAAATTGAACCAAAGCTTGTCTGCTTGTGGATCTATATTGCAGATGAACTTAATTTTTGATGATGTTTGTACTCCATGCAATAAGTTCCTGGTTTCATTTTTGTTGTGAATCCACAATTTTCCATCCTTGAATGATATAAATTCGTTAATGAATTTTGTCATAAGCTCAGGGTACTGAATATACTCTGAGGTATATTTATTATCACCGGCTTTAAAACCTATACTAACCGCACCTTCTCCTGAAGATACCAACGGGTAAACATTGAAGTATTTTAATGACAATTCACCATCTGAATAAAATTTAACCGTTAGATCAGTTGCACCTACAGGAACAACAATGGTTTCCTTGTATTCACCAACTGCCGTTCTACTAACACCGTTAACTCCTCCGATAATTGGATAAACAGAGCCGGAAGTATATGATTTTACCTCGTATTCAATAACATAGGATTTATTTGCCTCGACATTAATCCCTTCAAGCTTTACAATGCCTGCAAAACAACCTGAATGGTATGCGATTCCATCTGCAATACTCCATCCGCTCCATGTTGCCAATTCATTTGGAGATAATGTTATGGGTGTATTTTTTAAAGTCGTAAATCCCATCTTATGCGGTAGTTAAACTGATTGTATTTAATGCTCTATTATATGTGAAAGTTAATATAACGCTACCCACAGCGATTCCAACACTTCCATCTCCACCTCCTGCAACATTTGCAACCCACGCATCAGCGGCAGGACCGCCAGTAGGTGTTGTTGTCGGAATATATGAACCGGCTGATCCTGACATTACCATTGTTACATCTGGGTATTCTCTTTGCCACATACCACTTATAACAGCCGGCGATGATGATCTTCCTCTAACCTTGAATATAAATTCAGGTATTGCAACATCATCAGGATATTGTGCGATAAGCTTTCCAATGTTGAATACAAACCTTCTCTTTAGTGTAGGCTGATCAATATTGTCAGATGCAAGTATATAAGCTGAAGCTGCGGGATCTGTTGGTAGATAGAAGTTCTGTCCATTTCTTGCAGCAATAACACCTGATTCAGCAACCCCAACTGTATCAATATACGCGCAAACATCCAAGTTGGAATCATCATACATATCAACTGAAATAACCGCATTAGTAGTATTTACCAAACAGGTTCCGGTTGAATTAGCAAGAGCTTGTCCATTTGCGGCTATGTAGTCAGATGCCAATGAATTTGCTCCAGCTTTCGTTGATGCAAAATAAGTATTGGCAGCTACAGAACAAGTCACATAAGTTCCGCTTTCACCCGTAGAACAGTCGTTTTTCTGGAATGCCTGACTTAAAAAATCATTACCTACGTTTCCACCAATAGTGATAGTCAAACCACCTTTTGTCACATCTGAATGTGTAATAGTTCCTCCGGCTCCTATGGATCCAGATTTTATATATCCACCTTCACCTTCAAGAATATAGTTGAATGCTGAAAGTGTTGTATTTTCAATTGATACAGTTAACAGATTAGCATCGTTTTTAACATTAAATGAGTAGGCACCACTTCCCGTACCTGGCTCTAAGTTTAACAATCCTAATCCGGCTTCGCCATTATCCGAAACATTGATTACAGCATCACCAGTGGTTAATGCGTTTTCGGTCAATAATGCTTTCGCTAAATAACCAGTTGCAGTACTTGATCCTATTGACGAAATATCAATTACAGTTGTTCCTGCCGGTATTACATATAAACCAGTATTCTGAGTTCCAGACTGAGAGGTTACCTCACCACTATACTGACTTACAGCATTTGCACTCATTGATAACGTAACCTTTGAATTAGGTGCCCACATGAATGTAAGGTATGCACCCTGATATACAGCAATAGTATCACCCTCTTTAAAGTCACCTGTTGGTAAAGTTCCAGATGCTATGCTTTGAATGGTAGCAATAGATGTTGTAACACCATCTCTTGTTCTCTCAATTACGTTCCAATGATTTACTGAAGGGTCAGAACCGAATACCATTGAGAAATTAACAGTAACATTATTGGCAGCTCTTGTAGTTACCGTAAATGTACCGGTAACGGAACCTATCGTCAGAGTTGTGCTTGCTGCAGTGCTAAACAATGATGATGTAGTTCTTCTTACTTTTACCGAATCACCAAGATTTACAACACCAGAAGCACTTGTCCAAGAACCCCCGTTAATTTGATATTCACCACCGGCCTCTATTGATATTGTATATTTTGAATAGGTTCCACTAACTGTAATTGCATTTGATTCTGTTAATGTTGATGGTTCAAGTCCTGTTTGTGCTACAAATGAAAATGCACCTGGATCATTTAAAATACAATCACCATTAGTATTAGCATAATTTTGACCATTTGCGATAGTGTCATCTATCGCTTGCTGATCGGCATTCAGTTGACTGTATGGTGAACTGTATTTGTACTGAGGAACAACATAAGTAACAACTTCACCATGATATCCATCAGGGCATCCAGCTTTGGTAAAGTTTGTGCTTAATTCGGCATTATAATAGATTGAAGGAGATGTTGGAATAGCTTGTTCATTGACATTTCCGCATTCTTTTTTAGGTTCTGTCCATTCACCGCCAGGAACCTTCCATCTGTAATAAAAGTAATCCTGACCAGTATAATCAGTTGTAGGTGTGTAAACAAAATTACCATCAGCATCAAATGTAACAGTGCCATGTAAAGGTTGCGTAGTTACCTCGTAAATAGTTCCTGAAGGTTTATCTTCGCTGTAAAGAGCAAACATAGCCTCATTGAATCCTGCATTGTATAATGACTCTTTAGCTGCTTCAAAAGTAACAACGTATTCATCATTTTCAAGATCGAACCCACCGAAAACAAATGATCCATATTTATTTGCTCTGGAAAGAAGAGTTCTCAGTCTGCTATCCAAATTAAAATCTTCCGATATTGGTAAAATACCATCACCACCGATTCTGCAGAATGTTCCTGAGTTTGGAGAAGCAAACCAATACCATGTTTTACCACTTGCAAAACTCATTGGCATATTGCCAATTCCACCTTCATGTGAAAAATACTGTAGTTCATTAAGCAATTTACTTGATGAACTCAAACCAATTCCTTCACCATCATCTCCGCGAAGAATAGTTGCATTAACCGGTATATACCCAGTGTTTAAATCTTTGAAAGCATAAAGCAATCGTTTTTTGAATTTCAATAATCTGAATGAACCAAATGGATCATTGTAATCCATGCGATCAGTATTATCAAAATCATTGAGCCCATTGATCTTTGTATCCTCAATGTAATTTTTGCTGAATCTAAGCCTGTCGCCAAACCTTTTTTCACCACTTCCATTGTCTTGCGGAGCAATCTTACCGTTATCGTTAAGATCGCTTTCATAGGAATCAGAAAAGGAACTATCCTCTACGAAATCAGTTATTGCCTGAGTTCCTGGAACTGAATTATTAGTTGGTAATACTCTTTGCCTTACATAAGACATTCCATTGCCAATAGAAACTATGGCCGGAACCGTAGAAGGGTTATTAGGATCCTGATTTTGTAAATCTCCGGTGTGACATCTGCTATCGGTACCCCAATCTTTTATTGCGTATTTATGCCCGAACAAAAAGAAGTTCTTCTCAGCCATTTCTACGTTCTGAGCCGGCTTATAAACCTCGACAAGTGAATTATCCTCAATGGTAACTCCCAATGGCTTACGTACTCTTATTGTGCCTCTGCGATCAATGATCTTGTATGATGTGTATTTTTCGGCAGTTCCATATTCCCGGTCAAGTGTGTATGTTGTTCCGGTAGGTGCATTGATGATCAATCTTTCTACACCATTAATTGAAATATACCGGCCAATATTGTCTTGCGATGTTGTTCCGTTTATGGTTACTGTAACAGAATTATTGGTGGTTATATCTTCCTTTTTTTCATCCGTAATAACATCGTTATAATCTAACACTACTGTTTCAAGGAATGAATAGAATGAGCCATCAGATTCCTTTTTAATAAATCTTACACGATCATTTTTTTCAAAATCATACTTCAGAATTGTGTTAGGAAACATCTTCTGGTAAGTAAACAGACTTCCTACCACTAAATCAACATATTCTGTATCAGTCGTGCTTTTGCTCTCAATAGCCTTTTGAATCAGAATGTGGATATAGCTTGTGCCATAAGTTAAGTCATTGGTTCTCACAACCTCGTAATACTTAGCCCAAAGTGGAGGCTGATGTTTAATACTCAGCTTATGAACTACCTTTTTATATCCAGATGTTTCAGTAACAAATGATGTTCTGATAAACGCATCATCTGAAGTATATGTTTGCGATCTCCTAGTATCTTCATCCCAATAGAGTATTCCGTACTTAACAGATCCTCCTGACTTATGGTTTAATACAGATTGACCGTTATTTTTTAGTGTCTGAACTGATACCGGATTTACATTGCCTGTAAACGATGTGGCAGCTTCAGCAAATCTTCCTCTTAGGATAAATGAAAAGCTTACATCTCCTGATACAATTGTATTGCTCCAAATATCTGTTGTGGGAAGATCTTCGCTTGTAGATAAAATTCTTCCAGTTGCAACCAATTGTTGCTTGAAATTATTGGCTACTGAAATTGCATCGTCTGCGCCCGTAGCTGTGTAGGTAAAATATAAATTATCGCTGTCACCGTTTCTTCCAAACAGTTCAAACTTATTGCCGGACTTAACATCGTTACCGATTTTTAACGTTACAAGCGAATTTCTTCTTCTTCCTTTACCTTCCCTGGTGAAGTCATGATTAAATGCTGTCTGATTAAAGAAAGGGCTATTTAATGTATTTGTAGTTCCATCAGGAACGAATAATGTAGAATACTCAGCTTCAATAGCAAGATCAACCAAAACCTCTGGCCTTCCTTCAATACCACCGCCATAAACCATTGCTCTATCAACGAATTTTTGAACCAATGGAAGCCTCGGCATGAATGAATATGCTCGATTTATTTTGGCCTGATCTATTCCGGAAAATGAATCGCTGTCATTGTAAAATGAGTAAACATAAAGGCTGTTATCAGAAATTCCCAATTCTTCTTTATCCAAAGTGGTTATTGAAACAAAATCAAGATTCCCTATTTTAATCGCGATCTCAATATACCTCACATCGCTACTTCCGGTTTCAACAGAAATTTTCAGACAATTGTTTTGGTTCGAAACTGAGGTGTTTCCGGAAAAACTTTCAGACTGAGGAAGCGGAACAGTGCTGAACTCTGAATAATTTGATATTTCACCATCTCTGAAAATATGCCGGCATGATGCCTTGAATAAATTACCGTATAGGTAATTAGTGAGCCTGGTAGTATCTGTAAAGTAAGATAATTTTGGAGGGAAAATTGGTTGAGGCTTATAAGCATTGATAAATTCATCAATGATCAATGTTCCGTAGCCATCACTTGACTTATCAAGTGCCCTTTTCCAATTAAATTTTTTCTGCTTGACTTGTCCATCAGTCCAATAAATAAGATCACCAACGATATCAATATGAAGGATCAGTGATCTCCTTTTGAATTGAAGAATATCAATGTTATTTGTGTCTGTAAGGTTCTGTAAGATCAGAATAACCTTATTTAACAACATATCGTAGTAGTAAATCGAATGCTTTCCATTCTCATTCCACTCAAAGAAGAATAATTTGTTTTGCTCAGGTGATTCTTCGGCACCTATAGTAATGTTTTGACCTTCAGGCCTTGTAAATTCAACCTCTACAGTTCCTTTTAAGTTGGTTACAATTCCTTTTTTACCACCGGCGGAGGATAGTATTCTGATATTTTGACCATAACGATATGAATCAGATGATAAAAGTTCATCTGCAGTATCGGTATCTATTCCACCGGTAAGTGTTTGAAGTTGAATTTTCTTTTCTTCTGCCATCTCGAATCAAAACAATCCGGTAGGACCGTGATCCTACCGGGTAGTTTTTAACCTATTCTATAAATTTTTGCTACTGTTCCAGATGAGAAGTAGATTCTAAACAATCCAACTGCACCTGCTGCTACGGTAAGTGTATCTCCACCGGTTACAACTGCTGTTGCTGCTGTAATGCTTGCTGATGCAACAACCGTTACTGTATTCGCACCGGCACTATTGTCAATTGCAAGATCGAACCACGTACCCGCACCTGATCCAGGAAGAACTTCGATCAATGATTCTGCACTTGGCAATGTTAATGATGTAGCTGCTGCGGAAGTTGAAGTGATATACCCGGTTTTTACCTTGGCTGCAGTTAATGTTTCAGTTTCATTTGCTGTGGCCGCTGTGTGATTACTTTGCGGAGTTTCAGACCATGGTAAACTTGACAGGGCTGTAACACCATCTGCGATTTTAACTCTTGAAAAGTCACCAGTCTGATAGATTTCATCTCCGGCTTCAAAAACTTTTTTTGCGTTTGCTGTCAGTTCTGCTGCAGAACCTTTCCAAACTCTTCTGTTTACAATTAAATTTAAGCTCATTGTTTTGTTTGTTATTTAGGACTTGATTTTTCGTTATGCCTGAACGCCTCAGTCCAATCTTCAGCGTTTGCGGATTGATAAAGATTTCTTAAAAATGTAAGTTCCTCCTTGTAAATTTCTCTCTCTGATCTACTGAGATTTGGATTTCTCGTTCTGTAATATTCACTCAAAGCGAATGCTCTTAAAACTATCTCAGTTTCCACAGGAACAAATTCAATCCCATCGCTGATACCATCTGATAGATAAACAAAAAGGAACTCATCATCTTCCAGATATGTGCCTTTGATATGAGATTGCCTTCCGTGCTTATCATGTGTAACATAACCGGCAGCATTATAACCAGGACCCAATCCGTAAAGTTCTCCATTGCCATTTATGTCAAAGCAGTAATCCGGTTTGTATCCACCTGAGCATATAAGATCAATTTGAGATTCAGCTTCTGAAATACTTGAAACAGTTGAATAACTTCCAGATGGAATCAGGCTATCGTCTACGGAAAGAGAAACGATCACACCATTTCTTTTCATTCCTACCATTACTGGTTTGATACAGTCACATGGCCAATTGATTGCGTTGTAGGCATTCAATGGTATATAGGAATACTTTACAATCTGAACAGCGGCAATGTTTATTTGAGAAAACCCTCTACGGATATGCCCAACAAACTCGTCATAGTTTCTGTATTCGGGTTCACCGGTTGCCCGGCAAAGCTCCTTAATGATCATATCTACTGGAGTGAGTGCCATTATACTACTGCATCAGCGATGAAAACTGTATCTCTTAAACTATCAATAAGACCGGTAGCATTACCAGAAAACGCTACTGAATTAACAGTGATAGTATCCTCAGAAGTGTCAATCTTTAGTTCAGAGATTGGCTGTTTTGAATACGGGGATATATCAATATGCGCGATATTTGTACCGGTATTGAATCCTCTGAACTTAACATTTGCACTGTATGATGTCTTTGTTGAGTTTACGGTAACTGAAATACCTTTATTTTCCTTTTTAAAGCTTATTGTATTTGCCATTATGCTGAAATTTTATCTTTTTGATCAATTATTAAATCCTTTGGAATTTCCCTCTGTCCACTAATCCATTCATAGATTAACGTAATCACTTCAAGTTCACCTCCGGATGGGAGAAGAACTTCATCTGCATCAGTAAGATCATTAACATTCACAAGCATTTTAACTAATGCCTCAGTTACCATCGGCCCTACATTCCATAAGTAAACATTCAAACCTTCCGGCCTATAACTGGTTACGTTTTTCTTGTATTTCCCATAATATTCCTGCATATCTTCAGCACCCTGAGATAGCGGGATCCATCCTCTTCCTCTTACATCTCCAACAAATTGAAGTGCCCTGCCGTTAGGTAATGACAATGGAGTTTTAGGTAATGTGAACCTTTTTCTTTTTCTTACTGTATCCTCCGTAATAGAAACAGTAAATACCTGTAACATGAAATGCTGGATCAGATGTTTATCATCTTCAGTTTGACGATCAATAAAATATTGTTTAGTCTGAACATAATTTACTGCAGGAGCAATAAGCGGTTCAATATCGCTTAACCATACTGAATTATCGCTTGAAGGCTCCCCTCCGGTAATCTTCAGCAAAACCTGTCCTTTTATTTCTCCTACTGTCATTTCACTTCCTCCATTGAAATTCCTAACCTGGCATATTCCCTTAATATTTCTTCACGCATTGATACACCATACTTTTCAAGCATCATGTAAATTATAAGTGGCACACAGATATCGCCCCAAACAAAATCAACTGTTGCGGCATCATCATAAGACATGACGTATTCATTCTCTGTTTCAGAAATTTGAAAAGCAATTGTTGAAAGAGGTGGAATCTTAACGTATCTTATGGAAATTCCTGTTGCTGTATCAGGCTTTACTTCCCATTTACCATCAACACTTGCGATGTTAACCCTCTTTTTAGAAATATCTCCTTTCCTTTGAGGTATTTGCTCATAGGTGGCTAATTGATTGGATGATAGAATATGAATTGGATAACCTTCGTATGACCCACTTAGCAGATGTAAAAAATCATCTGGTCTTGCTACTTTACCACTTGTAGGTGTTCCTGTGGTAGCACTTTTTATTAATGGGTCTAAAAGATTTTCAGCCTTAGAATTATACCCTACAACAGTGATAAGATAGTTGGCAAGTTCTTGTTGAACCTCAGCAAATCTGCTATTATAATCAGCCTCGATATCAAACCCGCTTTGATACTTCTTAGCGTAGTCAATCAATCTATCATAAACTAATTTATGCTTCTTTGCCATAATGTAAATTGATCCCGGTTGTTAGCCGGGATTTAAAGTTTATTAGGTAGATTGAAGGGATGCTTTATAGGCATCTACCTCTAATCTGAATTTTTCGAGTTTTTTCTTTCTCTGGAAGTGCATTTTTTCACCTCCACCAAGCTCTCTATCCTCTTCCTCAGCAAGAAGTCTGATATCTTCCTGGTGTTTTAACTGCTCTTCAAGCTCCTTATTTTCAGACTTGATTGCTTTTGATACACCGTTTCTGAGTACATCATCATTAAATGAGTTGAAGTAGTGAGCATTTTCAGGTTTTTCCAGTTCGCTTTCGACTGTTCTTCCTTCAAGTGCTGTTTGGAATTGAGGAATCAAATCCATTTTCTTTGTTACTGCCTCTTTCAGCATCAACATTTCATCGGCACCTGATGGAATAACACAGATTTCTTCATTAACGAAATACCAGCGTTTATATCCGTTATTGGAAATGATTCGCACAATTTGCTTATCCACAACATCCTGAAGCAATCCGTTAAACTGAATACTACGACTTCTTGCATCATCGTAGAATTTATTAGGATTCGCTTTGATCTTAATCTTCAACTGATTTTTGATCTCTGCATCAGTAAGAAGATCAACACCGGCAATATTCATACCCTTAGCAATTTGCTTTAATTGCGACATAGGCAATGCTGAATCTCCAATGATCATACTCATGGCTCTCATTTCCTGCTCATCTCTGAGAAGATCATTTTTAGCCAAAGCTTCATTGTCTTTAAACAGGTACCTGAAAGGTCCGTTTAATGCCCTGAAAGGACTTTGAAAACAATCCGGATGTAAATACATCATGATGTGTACTAAATCATCTGTAACGTTTTCTTCACGGCCATTGATCCATAAATGACCAGGGCTGTACCTTGTTGTTACGAAACCATTTTTGTTTTCCTTAATGGCTTCTTTTGCATATCTAACCGTTACGTTCATACCCCTCTCTTTGGAGAAAACAGTAAATTTTGTTGGAACACCCAATCTTCTGGGAGTTTTCTCATTACCATTTGCATCTCTTCTAACCTTATCAGGGTTGATCTCGTAAATCCGAGCGAGCTTATTCGGAACTGTGTTTGGATCTATGCCAAGAATTGTGTAAAGCTCTTTTACACCTACGTTGACATCATCGACAAAAATTTTAGACATGGTTTTGTTTTTTAGTGTGTATAAATTTTGATATGAGTTACTTTTTAATAAAGCCCCCGTTTTTCAGGGGGCTTTAGTGGTTATTAATTATGATGAGTGGTTAAAAAATTATTAGTTAGTTCCGAAGTCCACTACCCACTGAGAACCAAGGGCAGCTTCAAATCCAATATCAGATCTGAACTCACAGTTCATGATATCAATATCTGATGTTTTCTTGATTGGACCAGCACCGCCAGTATTCCATAATTCATACTTACGGCTGTATCCGTTCAGTTCTTTGTAACGGAAACCTACAGATGGGATATCACGTTTCTCACCCTTATTTTTAAGAGTTGCAGATGGCATCCACATAGCCAGGTGAGAGTAGTTGTAAACATCTACACCCATTCCCTGCGGATCATCAAGTTCATCAAGTACATTAAAGATGAAGTTGAATCCGTTTTTGTAAATGCCGGAGAATCCTAACCATGCAAAGAAGTCTTTAGGATCTGATCCGGCCATTACTTCAGGCTTGAATTTATTGGCGTAAACTGAAAGATCTCTCAGGAAGTAGTCAACCAATAGGTTTTCAAGTTCCTTTCTGTGACCGTATCCCATCCATCCAGAAATGATATTTGTATTGACTCTTTCTCTACGCATGATCTCTCCAATTGAATCAAAGTGAGAAATATCAATACCACCAATGGTATGGCTTAGTTCAGTGCCTTCTGTTACACCGTAATCAATCATTCCCTGAGTAGTTTTTACGATTGGATCATAATCAAGCTCAGAAGAGTTTTGTGAAACATAGGCTGATTTAATACCGGAAATCAATGCCCCAGAAATCTGGTCATACATAAACTTCTCAGCCTCATCGGTACCTCTTAAAAGGTAAGACCCCATTTTACCAGGAATAGGCTCATAAGGAAGTTCGTTTGTTAATGAAGAACCGGTTTCAGAGTACTTAGCTTTGAAAATCTGAGTATAGTTTGACCAACGAGAATCAACTGATAAACGCGATTTTGCACCTCCGGTACCTTCAGCCCATGCGTTAGATGAAATAAAGAATCTGGCATTAGGAGTTACGTAAGTTGCCAAGTCAAAGTTTGACATCGGCTTAATGGTTAATCTGTGTGGAGAAACAGATGTATCCTTTACAGTTATGATACCTTTTGCACGAGTTCCAGGCATTTCGATGATATCCTGCTCCTGTGGAAAAGAGAAAGGAACATTTACGCCATCAATTGTCTTAGTAAGCATAGATTCTGCTTTCAAGGCAATTACAATTGGGTTACCAGCACCACCGGTAGTTGTTACAACAGAACCTACCACGAATGTTTGCTTAAACCAATCTTTTTCCCAGTGTGCATATTCAGGACCTTTTACCGGAGTTCCTAAACCAAGGGAGTCTAAAATAAGATACAGAGATTTTCTATATCCATGTTTTTCGTAAAGCTTACGCTTCACTTGTGGGTTGTCGGCATATAACTGCAGCGCAGTAAATAAGCCTTCTGATCCTGATCCGGAAATACCGGTAGGATTTGCTGAATAAGAGAATGATGGTGCAGACATCGTTTTTTTAGTTTAAATGAATAATTTAAGAGTTTTGCAAAACCCACTCTTCGGTCTGTTTTTCCTGCGTTGCTTTATTGTCATGCGGATTATCCTGACCTCTGTCAATGTTTGATGGGTTATGATATTCGGCTCTGATGCGCTCTTCTGTTTTGCTGGCAATATCTACAGCCATGCTTCTCCAGTTTTCGATAATTGCGACATTTTCAGCAAACTCTTTAAGTTGACTAATGCCCTGATCGTTAAGTGGGATATCATTCTGGACTGCGTATGACACTACCAATTCAGAAATTTTAGATCTTGATTCTTCTGATATTGGCAAATCAGTTGTGATTGCATCTGCGCCTTGTTTGCCATTAAGATTTACACCTTTAATGACAGTTAAAGACTCCTGAATTGACTTAGCGATTGGCTCTACGGATTTTGCATATTCTTGAATTTTGGCTTCATACTCTGCCTTTTTCGCATCTGTAGGACTTGTTGAGGCTTTTGTTTGAAGTTCTTCAAGAAATTTAAAGTCATTTTTCGCATCAATTTTTAACCTTACCATCTCAGAATCAACAATTGATTTTTCGTATTCATCTGAAATTTTATAGGTAGAATTAACCATGTTTTCCGCTTGTTCTTGCGTTAATCCATGTTCATACCTTAATGCTAAAACTTTTGCTTCAATAGGACTTAATTGCTTTACATCCAATGAGTCGATCTCTGTGAACAGTTTAATCTGCTCAGGTGGAGCACCTGATTTAATCAACTCATTAAGCTTTTTCACATGATCATTAGCAAACGGATTTTCCTCTTGCAAGGATTTTAATCTCTCTAAGTCCTGGGATAAAGTGTTGGAACGACTTTCTAAGTCACCATAACTTCTGCCCTTATTAATGAGATCTTTCAACTCATCCTCTGATTTTATTTCAACACCAATACTCTTACTGGCTTCTGAAATCCAATTTGAGGTAGCTGCCGGTTGCCCAGGTTCATCTTTTGGATTTGGATTATTATCTGTGTTAGCTGAATCGGTTGTCGCTGATCCAGCAGGTTCATTATTATCATTCTGATCATTATTTGTATTCTGATCATCAGTTGTGGGTAGTGGTTTGTCATTTAATATGGCATCCAGTACATCATCGGTGTTGTTACTATTTGTTCCTGACATATTTTTTTTGAAAATAATTATATGATTTTCGTATAATTCAAAATTAAGTTTGTAGTTTTGGTTACACATTGCACTGTAATGACTAAAAATAATACTTCAATGACGTTTAAGGATTGCAAGCTTCACCTTCAGATTAGAGCAAAAAGGCGAGAGCTTGATATGAAGCAGGAAGTTTTGGCAAGAGAATCTGATCTTTCAATAAGCTATATATGTAAGCTTGAAAGGGGTTGTTTCGGCAATATGACAATGGAAACATTGGAAAAAATCAGTAAAGCACTTAATCATTATGAATGGGATCTGGGCTTTATGAGCACTCAGCTTTAGTATCATTATACGAAAATCATATAATTTAATAACAAAAAGTAACAACATGGACAAACAATTATTTAAGAGCCAAAGCCCGGAAGAGAGGCTACAGATGCTTCAGGACAACTGCGATGCTATTGAGAAGCAGAGTTACATGAAGCAATTCACCCACGAAGAAATTTCGCTGATGAAAGACAGGCTTTCAGAAGTAAGTATTGAAATGAATGACATTGATACTGAAAAGAAAGATGCAATGGAGGTGTTTAAACTCAGATCTAAACCTTTGAAAAAAGAGAAGGTTGATTTACTGGGTAACATTAAAAGAAAGGCAATAGATGTTACTGAGGACTGTTTCAAGTTTGTTGATCAGGACAATCAGGAAGTAGGGTATTATAACTCTGTTGGAGATCTCGTTTTCTCCAGGCCAATCCTGCCAAGTGAAAAGCAGAAAACAATATTCAGTATTAAATCAGGAACCTTAGACAAATAAGAAATGGAAGATAATTCAAACATGACAATTGCCGTAAAAGAGTCAATTGAACAAGCAGTTAAAAACAACAACATGAATCAGATGTTATTGGTTATTCGTGAGGATGATCCATTAAAGGTCTATGAGGAAATACCAACAAAGATATCTGGTATTCTCAATTCACCTTTAATGTGGCTACAAAAAAGAGTAGGTAAGCACGATATACTTTCTTCTCACATTATTGTTGATCGCGATAGAATGAGTATTGAACTCATAACCGAAGAAAGAGATCATTTCCGTAACAGCATTGTAGGTAAACTTGAATACCATCCAGCTTTCATAAAGTTTGGAATCAATTCCGGCAATTACATCACTACGCATGAAATGGCTGACAAAATCAAAATGAACCGGTCATTCTTTGAGAGTAAAAGTGATGCCATGGTACTTGTTTCCACTCTGAAAAACTTCAAGGCTAAAATTGACTCTGAGATTGAAAGAAATAATGATAACAGAGGAAATGTAAAGGCATTTGTTCAGCAGACAGTTTCATCAAACCTTCCTAACTCTTTCAATATGGTTATGCCAATTTTTAAAGGTGAAAAACCAATGAAGATTGAGGTAGAGGTTTACATTGAAGCAGATGATTTAAAATGTACTCTTATTTCCCCGGAAGCAAATGAGGAGATGGAAAGACTGAGAGATCATGCCATCAATACGGTTTTATCAGGAATTGAAGCCATCTGCCCTGAAATCGTTGTTATAGAAAAATAATCAATTGCCGGAGGTGAATGCCTCCGGCTTTCAGTTCATACAATAAAAACCATGGAATTAGCAGAAGATTTAATCTTAGTCCTTCCGGACAAAACGGAAGAGAAAACATCATCAGGTATTTACTTACCTGATACAGTCAAGAAAAAGGAAAACAGAGGTACAGTCGTACTTGTTGGTCCTGGAACATCAGATGAACCAATGAATGTAAAAGTTGGTGAGTACATCTTATTTAAGCCGCACGCAGGTATTGAAGAAGAGTACAATGGGGAAACTCATTTGATTATGAAGCAGGATGACAAATTAGCAAAACTCAGATAGTATGACTATTGCGCTAAAATTCATTTTGGCTTTCGTGGCTGGGTATATCGTTGGAAGGTGTATCGTAAACTCTGATAAAGACGATAACTCCGATAATCATTTTTTCATTTAAAAAATTATGGCAAAGAAAAAAATAGGATTAATAGGTACCGCTTTGGCTTTTGCTTTAGCTGCCGGTCTTGGCACCGCACAGGTAACTCATACATCAATAAATAATGCACCAACATCTCAGGCCCAAAGATCCGGTGAAATGAAAGCTACTCAGCCCAGGAAGTCTGTTAGCCGTAAAATCGTGGCTCAACATTCCGGAGGTCTGGATATTATCCATGAAGGTGGTGACTATGGTATGTCGCCAAAACAGTATGGTCTTTCCTATGGAAATGGAAAGTCAAGAAAAGTAAAGCATAATCGTCTTAGGTATTCACACAATGCAAAACTTAAAAGGAGATTAAATAAATGAACGGAAAAACCGCAAGGGGTTTGAGAAAAACCGCAGTTCTAAATACTGTTGGAATGTCTAAGTCAAAGACAAGGAAGTTTTATCAGTACTTAAAGAGAATTTACAATAATATGAAACGAATGTAAACCGCTTAATCATGTCACAGGAAGAAAAAAAACCGGATGCAAAAGCTGGCAAGGCTCAGAAGGCTCCAAAAAAAGTTAAAGAAGTTGTCAATCCTGAAGAGGTTCAACAACAGAAAGCTCCAAAAGAAGTAAAGGGAGTATCATTTGATGATATTTTGCCTAAAATTGAAAAAGGCGAAACTGTCACAATTGATGATCAGCCTGGATTTTATTTTAAGTTAGAGTCTGGCCGGCTCCGAAAATTCTCTGATAATGGAGCATACATTGACAGTGCTCCATTATATACGTTCCAGAAGTTTAACGGATGGATGTTGAAAAAGTAAGATTTTATCCGATATTTTTATGAAAATTGGCAAGTTAATTTCGACACTTAGAAAAAAACGTGGTTTAACTCAAATTGAGTTTGCCTCTGCTGTTGGAATCACTCAGGCATCGGTATCATGTATAGAGTCTGGAATAACCGAACCAAGAAAAAAAACAGTGATTAGATTCTGTAAAGTGCTTGATATCCCAATAGAATTTTTTAACATATTACTTATAGAAGAATCGAATATTTCAGAAAATTACAATGAATTATTATTGCATATTAAACAACATATTTTAATAAACTAAAAACCCTGTGGCGTAAAGGTTAGCCACGTAACAACAATGTCAAAATTATCAAAATTAACAGTACTTGTAGATCAAGCAAATGCCGAAGGAGATAAATTCTACGGTAAAAACAACAAAGCTGCCGGCACAAGGCTTCGTAAGGTATTGCAGGAAATTAAAGTTCTTGCTACTGATATCCGTAAAGATGTGTCTGAAAAGAAAAACAATCTGTAAATACCGATCAGGTAAAATGAAAAAGGCAGCCGTAATTGGCTGCCTTTTTTTATTTCCTTGCTGAATTGTAATTGTCAGCACCCCAACCATAAACATTTGACATTGCTATTGTTCTTCGTTCATCCTGGGCTTTTTGCTTTTGAAGTATCATATCAGCTTCCAATTGCATTTGAATTTCCTGAGCCTTTGTTTGACCCTTTATTTGACCTTCTGCCTGCATTAACTCAAATTCATTTTCTGCTGCTTGTTGATTTGATTCAGCTTGTGATTGGAATGTGAATTGCTGATTCTCCATCGCTTTTCTATCATCCATTTCTTTGATGTACTCTTCAACTTGTGCAAGGTATAATCTAGCCTGTTCGATGTTTCCGTTTCTAACCATCTCATAGATCATGAAATAATCAGAAGGTCTTATTCCACCAACACCTGACTGCCTTCTTATATCCTGAAGTGCCCTAATCTCTTGCATTAACATTGCCTTTTCCTCATCAGTAGGTCCAGGCTTAATTTTTATCATGTACTCATTAAATGATCTTCCGGCACCAATTTTTATATATCTGAGCGCACGATCATAAGGCATCGGCTTCCTTCCAGGTTCATCCATTCCTAAAGATGAAATCTGCCATTTTTTAGCAGCTACAATCAATGATTTTTCCTCTACACGTTCAAGTGCCCTTACTATTGGATAGATCGCATTCATGGTCGCGTTAATAGCGATCTTGCTAACACCTAAACCGGTTTCACTTGATGGTGTAGCTGCTGAAAATATTTCATTAATACCGGTTGCTCTTTCGATTTGCTGGGTATTAAACTCAATCTCAGAGTTAAAAAGAGTTAGCTGACTGATGATTCCAGATGGAATTTCTGTAATAGGTGATCTTCCGGTTGTAGTATTTCCCCATAAGTTCTGAGAGTTACCTATAAGATATCCTTCATCCTGCAGTAGCTTCATTGATTGTAATGGAGTTAGTTTATTCCCACCGATATCTACATTCTGAAATGCTGATTGTTCAATATAAACTCCTGGAGGTGGAGGTAACTTCTTCAGTGCTGTTCGTTTCTTATAAACAGCCATTGCAAGATCATCAAAGAATCCAATGGCTTTGCTTGTTATGGATGTACTTCCGGTACGGATGAATGAAAATGGAAATACAACTTTCATATTACCATTATCATCTTTTTTGTAGATCTGATTGTATTCAAGTCCGTTATGAAAAACATAATCTGTTCCAATGACCAATTTTGCTTTATAAACGCATTGCCTCGAATACTTATTTAATTCTTTCCCTTCTCTGATTTCCCTTGCTGACAACTCGTATGTATCGCCAACTTTATTTAGTGCAATATTACCTTCCTTTTTCCTTTTTACTTTGGTAATGGTATCAGTGTATGTACCTATCCATTTCACATCGGCAACATCAACAATCAAGCTGTCAATCATGTTCATTCCAAATCCCTCATTCCCATATCCTGATTGTGCCTGGATATAGAAATCAGATATGTATTGAGATGTTTTTTCATCTCTGCTATATCTTCTGGCAATATCCATAACTTCCTTATTTGAAAGCCCTGATTCTTTTCGCAATTCAGCGATTGACATTTGTCTTATATAACCACCCCATGTAATATCTCTGTGGTCATTATAGTCAGAATAAGGAATAATTGCCCTGTCAATATCAACCCATTCCACTTTTGGAGTTTCGCAACCGGCATCATTGTAAATAACTGTTCCGCAAATTGCTGCTGCAATAATATCCTCAACCAACTTCTCATAAATACCCATCCAATCGCTCTCTGTCATTGAATGATCGAGAAGTATTTTAATACTGGATTCTTGTTGGAGAAGCACACCGCCAATTTTTGCAAACATATCCACTTGCTGCTCATTACTGAATGTAACCTCATCTTCGTTTTGTGGAATAACCTCTCTGCCTGCAGATTCATTAATGATATTAGGAAGTGCCCTGATCTTATCATCAATCATCAGCTTTAGATTAGCAACGATCAGTTCCTTATCCATTACGGCTTGCATATCAATTGCCTGGGTCCTGATATCATAAATAATCTTTAATAGGTGCCCTTTTACAACCTCCATTTTTTCAGATAGAATTTGAGGAACCCTCCATGATATATTCATGGTGGTTTTTCTCTTACCATTTCTATCAGGTTGACCAATAAGCCTACTCTTATATTTATCAGGAGAGTTTGTTCCCTTCATGTAAGCTCTGAGAACTTGTATGCTATCCTGATCAGACCCATATTCATAAGGTAGATAACACTTGTTCCTTACGTATTTCCAAACGATTGCATTGGCGCAATTCAAGTAATACTCTTTCTCATTTTCATTCTTCAAGTTCTGAGGAATGTTTTCACTTGGGAAAGTATATGTTTTACTCATATACTTCTGATCTTGCTGAAGTTTCATAACTTATAATCTGTTTTTTTTATCTGAACAGGAAATGTATTCCCCTTTAAATCCTTAACTAATAAAACATGGCCTAACACACTTATTATCTCAACCTTATCGCCACACTGACCATATACAACATCTTTTTTACAACTTGATTTTACGGTTTCGATTAACCTTACAATATCTCCAATCATACCTCATAAACTTCAAACCATTCCTCTTTTTCTTCCTCGTTATACTCTTTCAATATTGGGTACTTCTTTGTCATTGCAATAAGCAACCAACCAAAAGCAACACCTAAGTCATGCTTACCATGATTTTTCCTATTCATACCCAGAAGGTCAACAACAAGATCTCTAAGCTTAATACTTCTCGCGTTCCTTGAAATGTATGTATCAATTGCATCATAGTACTGCTGAATAGTATTTTCACTGGCCGGAATACCATCTGTAATCATTCCTTTTCTTTGCTCCGCAGACATAGTTCCTTCCGGCCTTGTCATGATGAAAGCTTTATATCCTCTATTCACAAAATGATTCCTGATTGATTGCTTATTGTTTTCAAAAAGCACAGGTGCCCCGCAATAAACAGCACTCATCAGCATATCTTCGAAAAAGTCTTGCGGATCAGGCTGTCTGTAGTAATAAGTAAATATTGGTTGATGTGTTTCCCATTCAAGTCCTAAATCAAGTGGTTTTCCATCCTCACCAACTTTGGCACCATCAATAAGATCATCGTACATGATACCACCAACGGCACCACCTTTTGATTTTCTACTGTCGACAACCTCTTTATGATCGTAAGGGTCAATTCCAATTCTGATCTTATTTATGTTACCGGGAACTCTGTCCGGACCAACATATCCAACTTTGTTATCCTGGTATGTATTCGGGCCGGCAAGCATAGAAAAACACCATCTACCTTCCGGATTAGGCTCAAATATTACTCTGCCATTGAAATTCCCATTTTCCCACATTAAATTCCCTCTGACTGAAGGCTTTTCTTTACCCTTGGCCGGGAAGTCTATATCAGATAATACTTCTTGAAGATTTTCTTTGTTGAATGAACATTGATCACCGGATGGCGTTAAAGCATCTTCGATAACCAATGGAACTTTACGTTTTAAATTTGCAAGCTCCTTTGTTTTTCCTGCGGCCTTTAATGCTGCAAATTGCTTTTCAAGGAATAAAAGTGTTTCCTCAGACTTAGGGAAACCCCACTCATCTTCTTTTGCTGCATCTGTAGCCGATATAAATAGTCTGATCAACCCGGAAATGGTTCTGCCATTTTCATCAAGGTTATCCGGATTGCTATCATTCCACATATCAACCAACTCAGATATTTGATCATCATTCATTTCCTCAATGGTTGATTCAAATACTGCTTTTCCGGTGATAGTTTCACCATTATCAATGTGGTGACATGGCTTCACTTTATCCCAACAATCAACTGCAGACATCTTCTCCATTTTACCGAACTCGTTGAGAATATATCTGTCAAGCCTTTCACCATCGTAGGCTGTCGCAACTGAAGGTTGATAGGTTAGTTCTGAGTTTATCTCCGGATCTTCATAGCTTGATTCTTTATCTCCATTTTCCGCAGCTTCCTTTAACTTCTTTGCTGTTTGTTGCTCCTCCGGGTACCGTAAGAATAAACCATCCCTGTTGCCGGTTGATCCTTGGTTTATCGGCTTCATAAACCAGATCATATTTTTGTGAGCATTCAATACCCTCCGGTAGTTCTTGAATACAGAATCCTCATTTTTGGACTGCATTCCACAAACCATATTCCGATACCTTAATACATCTGAGTATAGCCAGGCAATCGTAATTTCAGTTCCACCGATACGCCTCGGTTTAACCAGGAACAATCCATACAGATTTTTATTCCTGATAACCATTTCCCAAAATAGGAACAGTAGGCATTGGATATATTTGAAGTCAGGTTTTTTACCCTGATTGGTAGTCCAATAATTAAGGAAGAAATAGTATGCTCCGGTTAAATAGATCGGAATACCCTTAATTATTACCCATGTACCATTAAAAATCTTGTGATATTCACCCCTGATAAAATCATCTTCTTCACTTTCCTCAGTAATCGGCTTTCTTTTTAATAACGAATCTGGGATTTTTGTTCGTTTAAATTTCTGTTCGATGATATCCAAACCATGATTTTCCATTGATTCCAATGGTGGTTTTTCCGGCAATGGAACATCATAACCTCCCAATGGCACAGTACCAGAGATCTTATCCCAATTAACGGTATATAATTCCTTTGGCATTATGGCGTAGGTTTTTCTCTAGCCATTTTCTCAGGCCAGTTCGTTACTTTTGAAACGTGCTTTGTGATCACCTTTTTGATATTCGTGCCTCTTGGGAAGATCTGATTCTCATATTGAACAAGAGTTTTTTGAAGCTCTACCTGGTGATTACGAATTTTCTGTTTGGTTTCAGCTTTCTTTTCATAATCGCGATCAGAAGCATTAAGAGGGGTTCTTAAAACCAAACTATTTTCATGGTATTGGTACATCAAATCATACCATGTATTATATTCCCAATTGTTATTGATTCGGAAATATGAACATTGCATCTGAAATACAATATCAACATCATCGTGACCATAGCCCATGACCAAACATTCAATGAAGCTTTCATCCTCTATTTTCAGGTATTTGCATGAGGAAGTTACGATGCCGGTAAAGCTTTTCTCGCTGATTACAAAAGGGCTATTCTCATCGGTGATTAGAACAACAAGCTTTAGAAGCTGATCATGGTCCGGATTTGAAAACTCTTCATAATATTTCAACTCAGGATAGTTTTCAATCAACAACCCAGGCTTTGAAACATCGTATGGCAATGCTGAAAAATCCATATCAGTTACTAAAATTTAGGCGAATCCAATAGTTACCGCTTTTCCATAAGTACAGTTCACCTTCCTCATCTATGTATGATTTGCTCATAATACAGCGTAAATGTGTTTCCTTCGAATACTATACACCTCGCTATCCGTAAGCTTTCTGTGCATTCCGTATTCAATTGGGTGCCCCATTTTACTTGCATAGACAACTTGTTCACCACCGCTAAATGCCCACGGATATTCTTTTTCACCATCCATATAGTTCATAACCGGCTTTCCGAATTTTACAATCTCACCATGACCATTATGGAATTTGTTTTTCTCTGATAACTGAAGTTCAATCCCGGAGCTTGTCGTGGTTTTTCTCTCAATCCGTTTTATCCACACCCACCCATTGATCAATTCAAGTTCACCATCTCTTTCGTAGCAGTACAATTCATCATACCTGGCAAGGAAGCACATACCATACTCCTCAGTGTCAATGAGTATTTTATTGGTAACAGCATTGATTTGGCATAAGTAGCTGAACCAAACTTTATCTCCTGGCTGCAGTTCCATTAGGACATCTACCTCCAAAGAACTTTCCATCAAGTTTGCAATCCGTATCTGATCACTCACCATCCTGGTTGATCCCAGCTTTTTCTTGTACTTTTCAATCTTCTGTTTATTGAAAACAAGCTTTTCAGGAACGGCAATTACTTTACCGGTGATCCCAAAGTGCCGGCCATGAGTTTCTGAATTGTAACCAATCCAGATTTTAACAGGCTCGCCATTTATATCAAATTGCGACTCAGGGGCAACCTCTACAAACTCAAAGTCAGGATCAGGTTTGATCAAAACATAGTTTGAAGGAATACTAAAGTTTTTCAGGCTAATCTTTTCCATAAAATTTTATTATCAAATATCAATTTTTTTTGTCAAAAATATATGAAAATCGTATAAGATAATTTATCTTTGAAATAACAACACCGTAACAACAACAAATTCTTTATGAATACTTACGTATTAATGGTATCCAGGGTATTCCCTGCAACCCATTCTAAAAAAGGATCTCAGACATTCTTTCCTGAAAAAATATCTTCAGGCATTAAACTTCACACGATCAGAGGCAATTACGAATTATGGGAGAAGAGAATCTATGAAATAAACTCCGGCCATGCAAAGCTTTCAATTCGTGTATGGACCGGTAAACCATACAAATCTCCACAACAAGAAATTTTATCTACAACTAAGGTCGGGATCCAAAAGCTTGATGATCCGAAAAACTTCATTTTCGCAAGCATTGATGGTAAAAAAGTCGATTGGGAGCTTGTGGCAAAGAATGATGGATTATCTTTCGAAGATTTTTGCGATTGGTTTAAAGTGAGAACAAGCGAACCAATGGCAGTAATACATTTTACTGATTTTAGGTATTAATTATTCGATAATCGTATTAAAAAATCAGGCGTTCTTTCCTTCCACTACAATTTCAGGGTAAAAACGGTGCTATCTAACTGCGGATGTGGCAGTGTAAAACTAACAGAACTGAGTATAGCAATTGTATGTGGAAGGCTTAATATAGTTGGTCCGATGGTGAAATTGGCAAACGATCCACACTTTGTTAAAAAATCTGTCACATGAATCTATACACAACATTAATTCAAGCTATTTCTCCAATAACCGGAGAACTAACATTATACGCAGGTCCAAATATTCCAGGAATATCATTTAACGATGCTCGGGAATTTTGTGAGCGAAATGGATTAGGTTACTGTAAAGTAGATGGACTACTTGAAGCAGAGATATCAGGAGATCAAATAATAGATTATATGAACTTTAAAATGAATTAATGTGAAAAAAGAAACACTTGAAGAAGCTGCTGACAAAGCATGGTTTGACTATACATATCCAAATGGAGAACTTTATTCTACTGTATTTATTGAAGCTTTCAAACTCGGTGCAACGTGGCGCGCTAATCAACCACAATGGATAAGTGTTGAGGATAGATTGCCTGATGAAAATAGATTACAAATGAGTAAAGATGTATTAACAATTGCAGGGAATAAAATGTCAGTCAAATCTTATGATTTTGAATTAAAAAGATGGAACGGTTCTCCTCACATAACAGTCACTCATTGGATGCCACTTCCTGAACCACCTAAACAACAATAGTATATAAAGTCCACAATTCAGTGGCGAATTAAACCTAAAATAAAATGTTTGTATTAAGATTTACATCCGAAGGAATTTCGGTAAACAAAGAGTTAGGCAATCAGTATACTTATATTGATAAGCTTAATGATGAAAAATCATTTGAAAGAGCGTTAGGTAGACATAAATCCATCGGAGGTGAAGTATCGGATGAACTCTATGGATTTGTCATAGATGCTAATGGCGACTCTCATCCTTTATTCAAAGTGAACGATAACAGGATTTTAAACTCAAATGGTGAGTTATTTGAAAACATTTCATACGGACCAAAATGAGTGATAAACAGATTTATGTTGTATTGTGCTTATTGTTTATAGGCATAGTTCTATTTCTTATATGATTGACTTACAAAATCTAAACAATAATGAGATGAAAAAAGAACAAATTTTGACAAAGCTAAATTCTGTTTTGCTTTGCATGTCTGCTCATCCAGACAATGAGCCCGATTCTGAATTTGCAGATAGAATTTCAGATTTGGAAGAAATCATTGAATCATGGCACGCTAATCAATCACAATGGATAAAAACATCAGATAATCCACCTATTGACAAACAAATTATATTAGGTTGGAGAATTGCAGAAGATACTGGCTGGATTGTTCCTATGGAGTGGAATATTCATTGCGATACTGCCGAAGAATATCCTTTTTATATGCCTTATCCTGAACCACCTAAACAACAATAACATGGGAACACTTACTTACATCTTCATTACTGCCATAATCATATTTGTTATTCAGCAAATCAGGATAGCCCTGATTATCGATAAGCACGAAATGGTTTTAAATTCAGAAAGGATGTCAAATAAAATAATTAATAACGAATTACGGGCTCAATTGTTTCGCCCAGGTGATCGAGTTTACATAAACGGAGATGAAAAGTTCCAGTTAGGAAAGGCGTACTTTCTGATTAAATCCTATAACGGAACAGGGCCAAACGGTTGTTGGTATATAGGTAATAATCCAGATGACTACCACGAAAATCATAGAATGGCCACGCATACGAAAAACCTTTCAATGAATGCGCCTGAACGGTGCGATCGCTGTCGTAGAATTTTAGAAAATTAATCATTATAACATGGAAAGATTCGAAGTAACAATCAGCTACAGGGCTGTTATAACTGTAGATGTAAAAGCGGACTCAGAAGAAGAGGCTCGCGAAATTGCACTTGAAAAATTTAAAACTAAAGAGCGCAAAAAGTGGTATCAGAGAAATGATATCAATCTTCAGGATGATAATTTTAAAGCTTCCGGTTCGATGAACATGACCGAATCGTGGGATATGTTGTATGAATAATAAACAAAACCATGATATGACTGAGCAGATCGGATTGACAATTAAGAACAAATACATGAAACCAGGAACAACAAAGCTATTCTTTGATACAGAGTTCACCGGACTCCATCAAAAAACAACCCTCATTTCCATTGGAATAGTATCTGAGTGCGGAGAAACATTCTATGCCGAATTAACCGACTACGATCAATCTCAAATTGATAATTGGCTGCAGGAAAACGTAATTGACAACCTTATCCTCCCTCATGATTTAGGAAGCAACGGATTCGGTGTTGATGGAATAGTAGGTGACACTCAATTCATCAAAGAAGAACTATCAAAATGGCTTTCTCAATTCGAATCCGTAGAAATGTGGAGCGACTGCCTTTCTTACGATTGGGTATTATTCAACAACATCTTCGGCCACGCTTTCAATATCCCAAAAAACGTTTATTACATCCCTTTCGACATCTGTACCCTATTCAAAGAAAAAGGAATTGACCCAGATATCAGCCGGGAGGATTTCGCTGGAAATTCAATCGCTGTTTTCTCAACCAATCCGGTATTAAATAAAAAACATAACGCACTGTGGGATGCCTATGTAATTCGTGAATGCTTCGGTAAACTTCAATGGCTATGAAAGTAGAATTTGAATTGAATTTAGATGCAAATGGAAGGCCCTGCATAAAGTTCAGACACCACGACAAAGACAATTCTCTTGAACAGAAAGCATTAAAAGTGTTCTTAGATGGAGTGAAAGAAAAAGGTTGTGTGCTTAGAAACCCAAGAGGATACACTGAAACAGGTACCCAAAAAAGCTGGGAAGATTACGAAATACAGATAGGAGAGTAATTCATAATAAGCAGTATTGAGATGAAGAAATCTGAAAGAGAAATAGTTTTTAACAAGTACGGAGGTAAGTGCGCTTATTGCGGGTGCAATTTAGTTAAAGGTTGGCACGTAGATCATCTGGAACCATGTCAAAGAAGAACTAAGTGGATAAAAGGGCATTATGTTGGTAGAACATGGATCGAAGGTAAATTAGTTCAAGATGGATATTATAACCCAAATGCAAATCATATTGACAATTATATGCCTTCATGTGCTTCATGTAACATATTGAAATCGAGCGTATCTATTGAAGCTTTCAGAGATAGGATAGCTAATTTTATTCACAGCCTAAACAGTTATACAAATCAGTACAAGTTTGCAAAAAGATATGGTCTTGTGAAAGAAACAAATCAGCCAGTGATATTTTACTTTGAAAAGCTATGACACCAATACAAACTATAGAGGAGATGAACAAGGCTATTGCTGAGTTTGATGGATTTGTTATAGATGATTCATTCCCTGATAAAACACGAACATACCGTAAAGGTAACAGAGTATAACTTGATACTACATTCACTTATCACTCAGATTGGAATGAGTTAATTAGAGTTGTTGAGAAGATTTGCCGTTTAGAAATAGGAGATGATATAGAGTACGTTAAACACTCATATCCGAGAACATTCGGAATGTTAAACGATGATAATGGTAAAATAATGGTAAGATTAAATGGTCATCAGTTATTTTATGGTGATGCACTAATTGAAGCTACATATATGGCTGTAGCTGATTTTTGCCAATGGTACAACCAAAGAAAGGAGGAACAAAAATGATAGTAATAATGAACAAGGGCGAAGTATACGAAGGGTTGTATTTCGATGATTTAAGAAAGGCGCGGAACTATATTAAATTTAGACACCCAAAGAAAAGATTTAAAGAGCCGTTTAAAAATACTTTTGTTTGTACTTATACCGGAATGAAATTCGTATTCCAAGAACTTAAAAAAGCTGTTTCAGTAAATAGGTTAGAATGCGAGTGCCACTTACAATTAAATCAATGCACAGGAATGTGCGAACACTTGATTGACAAATACGAAGGCCGTTTAAGAAAGGAGCAACAAAATGGCAACTAAAATCACCCCAGAAGCTCTGATTGAGATGGGGTTTGAAGAATCAGATAACAGGTTTGTATTATCTTATCCTTATATAATAGTTTATAAAAGCGATTGGAAAGTTTTATTGGATTTTAATATAACCAACGCATCCACAATGGAAGATATTAACGATTTAATAAGATTGTTTAAGTAACTTCAAATACACAATGGTAACAGAAAATGACCTAACAGACTTAGGATTTAGATCATTAGGAGGTAATACTTACTACTTAGGATTCTATGACTTTAAGTTTAATACAGAAGATCAACTTCTACACGAATGGAATGACCAAAATGAAGATTTTACCTGTGTTGGTAAGGTCACTGACAAGGAACAGTTAAAGGAAATGGTAAAGAAATAAGATATCCAGATCATAAATTTTATTTTTTATTTTTTTTATTAAGCAGGTACAGACATGGGGTTATTATATACGGATGGGGGTGCCGTAAAAATTTTCCGAAACCGATTTGAGCCGACCGGGTGGGGGCAAAAATGGAATTTTCCGCAAGATCAGCAGATCAGATACAAAAGCCTGATTTTATGAACCTGATCAGGACTAAAAACCTGATTTAATAATCTTGCAATCGTGACACGATTCGCACCCAACACCAAAAACCCACAGCAAACCACCGAAAACCCAATATTTTAAACTCAATAGCAGAATTACCACCATTTAGACCACCACATAACACAAATAAAGACCAGTAAAGCAATGAACCAACCACAGCCAAAGAACCGTAATAAAGGGCTAAAACGGGCAGAGAGAAGTATAAAAGAAATTTCCGGAGCGTTGGAGCAACTGAAAGCCCGGAATAATTGCACCATTGAACAAAGCGGACTTTCTGTATTTACAGCAACATTCGTAACAAGGTTACTAAATGTAACCTTTGCAGAAATGCAATTTGAGGGCTTTACAGATCGTAACCTAAAAGCTAAAACATACTACTATATTTTAGCCGGCTTGCTCATTCAGGGCAGACCGGTTACAAAGACTTATATTATCAATTACTTAGGGTTAAGTTTTCCGGCTTCTGATCGGATTATAAAAAACCTTATTGCATCCGGCTACATCTCAGAAACGAAAGCCGGAAGAGCCGAAAACCTGAAAGGTCGATTTATTTATAAAAAATATGAGCATGGTATAATGATAACGGGAAAGGGGCTTGATAAACTAACATTTATTAACTCATTACTGACTGATAAAAGGCTATTTTAATAAATAGTTAAAAAACTTTATGTTTTTACGGTGTCAATATAACATTTCAGTTAATATTTATCATCTTTAAACATTTTAAGCAGGTCATCAAATCCGGGCTTTTGTTTTAAAATAATAGGCTTTGGATGCTTTATTGCCTTGGGTGTTTGTTTGGTTAATACTTGAAAATCCGGCCTATTGTTTATATTCAGGTTATTAACCGGGCTTTTCTTATTAAATCCGTTCGGGGTGAATGTTTGCAGTTTGATTATCCAGTATAATTCACGTTCAAATAACATGCTTTTATCTTGTGATTCTGTGACCTCTAAAACCTTTATAGATATGTCGCTGGTTAATATATTGGCTGTTAGTTTATTTGGCCTGCTACCCCTGCAATAGTCGGAAATTCTTTTTCTTAGGTCTTTTGAACTACCTATATATATTTTTCCGGTGCTTATCTGTGTAATAGAATATACGCCCGGAGCCTTTGGGATGTCTTTAATCATTGGATGAGGTGGGAAGTATTTAACCCTGCTTCCATTTTGGAAAACTCTGTATAGTGCTCCGTTTATCTCTTTTATTTCATGTTCCATTTGTAAATATAACAATAATGAGCAATATTTTGCTCAAATGTTATTTAGAATCATTATAAATTCATCATATAAAACCACGTTTTTTATACTTTTAAGGCTGTTTTGCAATTTTATTTCAGGCAACATATTGTATATGTATATATTTTTATATACGTTTGTTATGTGATAGGCGACACAGAGCAAATAAAGCTTAAAAAGTCACTCCCATTCTGGGGTAATAATTCAGAAACAGTATGTCCGCTGGTGGTAACAATAAGGACCGTAGAACCGGGGTTAAAATCGGGTAAAGCGAAAAAAACGTCTAAGAGTATTCTCTCTTACTGATGATGGGCGAAAATAAGCCCGAAACGTTTAAAATATACGATAATCATATAATTGAATCATGAAAACAGAAAGTAAAAGTTTCGCATGCTCGCGGGTATTGCAATTTATGGATAAGGACTATACATATAGTCAAGCCCTTGGGATGGTTTTAGATTCGGATATAAGTCTGAATAAGGAAGATTTAGAGAGAGAATTAAATATTTACATATAACACTTAAAACTTAAAAAAATGGGAGAGTATCTTAAAAATGGGCAAAAAATAGGAACCTGCGGGGTTGCTTATTATGCTACAAAAACAATGTTAGAAGCGGTTAAAAATCAACCTGAAGCAGCTTCTTATTTAGACCCTAAAAATAACTGTACGTTTGCGTTTCCATTTCCCCAATACGATGGGAAAAATGTAGGTGAAATTAGCAATTTTCACGAAGGCGAAAGAGTTGATCAGGTTATAATGCTCAGGCGTTCCGGGGTAGAATCTTTTCATAAAAAAATAGTACACCATATTCACCCATCCGGAGGGCAGGGTATAAATTTATTCTGTGACTGTCCTTATCATAACTCAGACAATGTTTCAAAGAATTTTAACGATGATTTCCTTAGGTTTTATTTAAGAAACCAGCTTTATTATAATGGCGAGCTTCATATTTCCGGGGAGTGTATTTATTGCGGTGAAAAAAATATATTTTCAGCGGAGGAAGCTCAGGAGATCGCTAATCATTTAGAGGGTGAAGCGGTTTGGAATGAAACAGAGTCTAAGAGGCCCGAATACAAGGGAATGAGCAATGCGGATAATCATTTAAAAAGTGCGGTCTATTTACGATTGATAGCAGAAAGAATACTGAATACTTACAAAAGGTAATATTTTTACATGTTGGTGGGGATAATGCCCCACCATTTTTATTTATTGTTTACCTTTCCGATTCTGCTCGTGTGCGTTCTTTAATTGCAGAAGCACGCTACAAACCAAAGCAAATCCGATCAATATCCATATTGACCTATCGTATTTGAACGATAGGTATAAACCCAGTACCGTTAAAAACATCTGTATCGAATGAGCATTAAACGCTTTATGCTCAATGCTGTAAAATAGCCTGAATAGTTTCCAATGCTTAAAAAAGTGAATGGAAAATAGAACTATTATAGCCCAGAAGATAACATTTTCGAACATAACAAGGGTTTTTTATAATAAAATAGATGATTTTTTTTAGAAATATCAAATCTTTTTAGATATTAGCCCTTGCGAACATAGTTGGAGAGATCCACTAAAAACAATTTCTTAATAATAAAGCCCATGCGATCCGGTGAAAGTCCGGCACTCTTTCGGTTCTCCGACTGTGTTCGCAGCGACATGGGCATTTTAAAAACTTTTCAAAATGCGAACACAGAAAAAAACACCATCCCAAGAACTAAAAGATCAGTTCGGAACCACTCAACCAATCATCAAATTTCTTAACAAAGTATTTCAGGGGTATTTATGCTCTGATGAATTTTGTGGGCAGGAAATAAACGATCGTAAAGATGATTTATTCATTTTCGGTCAGATTAATGAGTTTTTAACACATTTAAGCGATGATTAACCATATCAATTAACCCGGAGCCGGGAACGGCTCCACAACCTTAAAAACAATGGCAACATTAAACGTAACAACAGAAGAGCAGAAAAGATCAAACGCAAATGATCTTTTAGCAGGTTTTATTGGTGGCGGTGATCAGTACCGCTACATTTTGGGCACCCGATTAACCGAGGGCGCGAAAGCTGCAGCAGATCAATTTCAATGTTTTTGGTTTTTGGATGTGATTGCAAGCTATCAAGGTAGTCGAAAGCTTGCAGGTGAAGAGTTCCAGGTGTGGAAGTTAAAAAGAACGGAGGGGGATAAATTTATAGTGACTTGCGATGATGGGAACGAAAATATAATAGCCTCTCAAAATATTCCATTTAGTGACTTTCCGCATGATGATCTTACTATATGGTTGGTTCATGGGGTAATGATGTTACCTTCTGAGTATTAAAATCTGTTTACTATATACGAAAATCGAATAATCATGAACAAAGCAGAAAAACACCTGAATGATCTTCTTAAAGATGCTTACAGCGAAGAACAAGCTGTTGATTCCTTTATTTATTTGACCAATAAGGCAAGAGGGAAAGCCACTACTGAGAGCAATATAAGAAAGCACCACAATAACGGGGAATTAGCAAGTTTATTAAAGCGATTAGACCCGGTTGCTTATCAGTGCTTAAAGAATGATCATAACATTTAAAAAGAACATCCCGGCAGGAATGACCGCAATCGGAGCGATACCGATGCCGGGATCCAAACAACAAAATTTTTAACCTAAAACAACGTAACAATGTTTGAATGCTTCATTTTACTAATTAGCCCCATAGTGGGGCTGTTATTATTTGCCTTAATTGTCAATTATTTGGTGAACAGAATTAAAAGCTTAGAGGTTGAGGATCCAACCGGGAAAAGCAGAAAGTAGATATACGATTTTCATATAATTAATTTAAAAAGAACATGACAGAGCAAGAGTTTAACAACAAATTTCCAAACGGTTTTCCCTCATGGCAGGAAACCCACTTTGAAATAGTAAGGTACCTGATAAGTACAGAAGATATAGAGGACACAATTTCGGGTAAAAGAAGAGTTGAGCAAGGTATTGGCGGTTTATATGAAATAGCCGAGGAGTTAACAGATCAGTTTGAAAACTCGCATATAGGGGTTGGATGGGATGGTGACTTTTTTGATAGTCTTGATGCCTTTTTAGAATCAAAAGAGAAGGGGGAAATATGACATTAACAGAGTATCTAAACCAAGAAACCCCGGTCAAATTTCCAAAGGTGTTTTTAAGACCGGACGAATTTACCGTATTGTCAAAACGTACTTCATCTACTCATTTATTCAAGAGTTTACACATCAATGGTATTGATGCTGAGTACTGTTTAAAAGTGCCTTTATATGAGGTAAAATCGGGCAAATGGGAGAGGTTATACACTACTGATCAGGATGGGAATCCTAATAGACAAAGTGTTTTTCATATCAGGTTAACTGATGAGGGTTGAATACCCGAAACGCTGTGAAGCGTCTTAACCAAAAAATTGAACAATGGCAACATTAGCGGACTACAACTATTATGAAGAACAGATCAGCAAGGTTGATCATATTTCTTCAAATGATCGGATGAGGTTAAAAATAGAAACTGAATCCGGCAAAAGCACTAACTGGCTCCCATTAAACGACCAAAGTGCTGAGGTATTAATCAAGTTCCTGAGAGATAATTACAATGTGAGATGAATCAGGATATATTGAACATTCAGAACAAGATCAAAAGCCTAAAAGCTGAGATCAAGCAGAAAGAAAATCGGTTAACAAAGCTTAACCGATCTTTCTCTGAATCTCTTTCCAAAAGTCAAACAGCAATGTTTCTGGGGATGAATAAGACACCGGAAATATTCAATGATAAATCAGAGCAATCACTATTGATCAAAAAGGAGGTAGCATATCTATCTCTGTTAAGATCACAGCTTTCAGATGCTCAGGAAAGAGCAGATTTTTTAGAACAAACAAAGAACATTTTACCAATTCAATTTTAAACATTATGAAAGGTTCAGAAGTATTTAAGTCAACTATTCACGCATACCTACAAGGTAGGGCAATAAATGACCCTTTATTCGCTGAAACCCTTAAAAAGCCTAACAAGAACATTGACGACTGTATTACATACATTCTCAACACCGTAAAGAATAGCGGTTGCAATGGTTTTGCAGATCAAGAGGTTTACGATATGGCAGTTCATTACTACGATGAAGATAATATCAACATTGGAAACAAGATAAGTTCCGGCAATGTAGTAGTAAACCATCATGCAGATTTAATAATAGGTAATCCCAAATCTGCTACTCCAAAAACTAAAAAGCCATCCAAAGAAGCAATAGTTAAGAAGCCTGAAATTAAAAAGGCTCAACCACAACCAACAAACGTGTTAACATTATTTTAAAGCCATGAAGCCTAAAAACAAGCTACAAGCGGAGGTTTTGAGCCTCAGCAATAAACTGTATAAGATCAATCGTAAAATTGAAAAATGGGCATTTAATAACGTCATTGAGCATAAAGCTTTCAGGACTAAAAAACGTACATCGTGTTTAAGCTGTGGGCATCAATGGGATAGTATTCCTTCTGATAATCTTACCGATAAATGCCCATCATGTAAAAGGACTGTAAACATAGAGGACACATTGAAGAAGAAGTATGAGCAAATGGTATATGTTGCCATGCTTGAAACAAAGGACAGATTTCAGGTTAATAGATTTTTTCAATTAAGAACATTACACTTTGCCGGGGAAAAACCCGGAGTATTTATCCATGAGATCACTCAGCAATGGATAGAAGTTGATTCAGAAAAGACTGTAATAGTATCAAAGAACTGCGGAGGAATGGGAGTGATAAGTGAAGATCATTGGAGTGGAACCATGGAAATAAAGCAGTTTTTGAGAAAGTACAATGTTTTTACAGATGCTATTCATCCGGATTCTAAGGTTATGCCAATATTTCAACGGAACGGATTTACTCCTGATGTATCATACTGCAGACCTTTTGATCTTTTAATGATGCTTAAAAATAACAGTATCGCTGAAACTTTGATTAAATCAGGTCAATATGATATGGTTAGATACTTGCTGTATAGAGAAAATCCGGTTAAGAACTATTGGGATTCAATAAAGATTTGCATTCGTAATAAGTACACTGTTCAGGATTCTTCCGATTACTTGGACTATTTGGATTTATTAGTCCATTTCGGCAAGGATATTCGTAACCCCAAATATATATGCCCTGATGATCTTCATAAGGCTCATGCTCATTATGTAAAAAAGAAGAGTAATCAGGAAAAGAAAATAGCCCTTGAAAAACAGAAACGGAAGATCAATGAAGCAAACGCTAAGTACCTTGAAGAAAAGAAAGCATTTTTCGGACTTGCTTTTACGGATGGTGACTTAACAGTAAAGGTTCTTGAATCTGTAAATGAGTTTTTGGAGGAATCAGAAGTACATAAACATTGTGTATTCACCAATTCATATTATAACAAACCGGGATCTTTGATACTATCTGCTCAGATAGGTGGACAGAGGGTAGAAACAATTGAAATTTCTCTTACTGAGATGAAGCCCCTGCAATCGAGAGGCTTTGAGAATAAGCCCACAATACACAATCAACGGATTATATCACTTGTGAATAAAAACATCCGGAAGATCAAAACGAGATACAAAAAACAAATCAGCGAGGTAGCCTAAAAACTACCTCTTTTTTTTAACCTAAAAATCAAAAACCATGAAAAATTTTCTTGAAGCATTGGACAGAGTTAAATGGCTCTTAGCAAGTATTGTATTCGCAATTATATGTCTTGGAATACATTATGCAGTAATCAATTTGTAAACAATAAAAGAACGTACACAGCTTGTTTTTTTAAAATATTATACTCATGTTTGGAATGCAGAATGAGTCGGAGAGATCCAATTCAAATTTTCCTAACAAAGATAAAGCCCAGGCGATACGGTGAAAGTCCGTCAACAACCGGTTATCCGGCTCGTTCTGCAGCGACCTGGGCATTTATTTACAAATTTTAAATCTCATGCAGAACGAGAAAACACAAAAAGAACAGCTTCTAAATGAACTGTTTTCACAAATTGAGCCACATCAGGCACAAGAAACATTTCAAACTATTTTTCTGGGGTATATCACAACAGATGATTATTGCAGTTTAAATCAAAACGATAGGCACAACATCGTTTATGTTGCAACACAATTAACTAATTATTTCAGCAAAATAAGTGAGTAATGAAAAATCAAAATAAGGTTTGCAGAAAGTGCAATTTAGAAAAACAAATTTCTGAATTTTCAACATATTCTTGCGTAGTTAAAGGACATAATTATACATATTCGAGGAACTATTGCAAGCTTTGCATTAATCAGTTAAGTAGATTAAGAAATAAACGTGACTACGTTAGTAAGGTTAGTAAAATAGAATCATTACCTGGCGAAAAATGGGAACCAATAACTGATTATGAAGGATATTATGCGTCTAATTTAGGTAGGGTAAAAAGTTCCAAACAGATTTTAAAACCTGAATTAACCACTCGTGGATATCTTAGAGTTGTATTATCAATTAACGGTAAAACAAAAAAAATATCAGTACACAGAGCGGTTTCTATTTGCTTTATAGAAAATAAGAGTAATAAACCTCATGTAAATCACATTAATGGTATAAAAACAGATAATCGAGTTGAAAATCTTGAATGGTGTACGCAAAGTGAAAATCAATTACACGCACACAAAACAGGTTTGCAGACCAAACCTAAAAAAAGGAAACTAATTTAACTTTATAAAATGGACATCAATAAAATATTAAATCATCCTGCAGTAAAAAGATCAGAGATCGCACGAAGGTTATACCCTGATCTCAGTTTAAATGTTGCAAATTCAAAACTTAACAAGAAGATTTCCGGGAAAAATTACCGTAGAATACTTCCTTTTGAAGAAGAAAAGATAAAGTTAATTTGGATGGATATCAAAAATGAAATAGAAAATTAATAAATTTAACAACGTAACAACAAAAAATGAACTTTTTACACAAGAACCTCGAATTTACCACTGTGGAAGAAGGAGAGAAACAGTTAGCTGATGCTGAAAAAATCAGGGATTCAATGGGTGGTGCTTTATATTACTCAATCTTAACCGATGATGTTGAGGAGATAAAATCAAAGCTACAACAGTTAAAAATATCGGAGTGTTTTAATGATCCAAACGGTAATTACACAAAGTAAAAGATGCCGTTTTAATTACATTCAAAAATAACGTAAAAAGCCCGGAGTATTAATTTACTGCCGGGTTTTTTTATGTGATAAAAGTTTATTTACCAATGCTTCGCACTCTTCTTTTGTCCTTGGAAGTTCGATAGTTGTGTTTTTACCATCAGAGACCAGTTTATTCTTTAGCATCTTGAATTTAATTTTGTTATCAGCCAACTGAAAACCCTTTGTATCAATGATCATATCATGATCTGGCAGATAAAAGTCAGGGATAATCTTAATTGGTTGAATTTTTGACCCATGAAATCTAAATCCGGGCTGTAATTCGTATTCAACCTGAAATTCAAACCTGATTTTGGTAACTTTCAACAAATTGTATAAGAACAATTCAAGTTTTGAAGCAAATTTTACCCCATCAATCTCGTTTTTTTGAGCATTCCTTATCTTATTCTCATTTACGCTTTTAGAAGCTTTTGCGCCTTCAACCTGAAAGCCTTTCCTCTGTAAATCCTCCAATGTAAATCTTCTACTCATAATCAATCTTTTAATGCGTGTTTCGGGATTCTATACCTCCTACTGAAAGTAAAATCAGCACTTCTTTTAATGCTTGTTAATCCATAAAGCTTATGGTATATGTAGAACTCCGGAACCCTAATTCTTACACAATCGGATTTTATAGTATTGCACCAACAATGCGCTAGCTGCAGATTATCTTCCTCATTCGTTCCACCCTTGGAAACCGGTATTATATGATCAACTGTTGCGTGTATCTCCTCAACTTTTCTTAAACACAGTTGACATATTCCATCATCACGATCAAAGACATTCTGTAACCTTGGCTTAAGTTTGAATTTCCGCTTCTTCCTGACCCGAAGAATTGATTGATCATAAGCGAAATCACTGTCATACCCAATCAGTCGCATAACTTTTCAGTTAGAAATTTTTTCAGATCTAAACCAAAATACTCACTAATCCGGACCAGTATTTCCAATGGAGGAACACCTCTTTTTTCTTCCCATGCACCAACCCTATTTCGCTTTACTTCCAATAAATCAGCAAATTTCTGTTGAGTAAGGTTGTTTTCTTTGCGAATTACCTTGATATTAATCGGTATAAATTCCCTAATCTCATGCTCTAAGACCATTTTCCCCATATCCTTGTTTTTTAAAACTGTTTGTTAATAACCTTGAAACAACCGTACTGGTTGTATTAAACTTTCTGGCCAATTCTTCCTGGGTAATACCAGGATTATTGAAATACATCTTCACTACCTCACTTTCTGAGCAGGTAGATTCAAACCAATGATTTGATTGGAGATTAAGGTTGTACTCAATTCTTTCCTTGATATAATCCTTCTTTGATTTGATTGCATCAAGCAAAGGGCCATCCATGAATTTTTGAAGATCAGTAAGCTTCTCTAACTCATCATGAAGCATAACTGATTCGATTTGTAGTTCGTTTAGAAATGTCATATCCGATTTGCTTTAAATAAGGCTCTGTAATGCGTTAATTTTTATTGGCTAATACTTTATACGATAATCGTATAATAATTGAACACGTTTGATTATTTAGGTAAATCCGACTGATTTATCTGCCTTGATACATACTCTGATCTTTTCGATTCAATTAATTCATCAAAATTTTCCTCTGAAACAATGATACCTTGCAGAAAATATTTAAGTGAAATTGTCTTAGCCCTCCTGATCAACTTTTTGTGAACATCTTGGCTAGATTTGTAGTCTGAATTAAGCGTATCAATGATTGTTGTGTTATCAATCCTTTTAAACCTGTCTGTTTCGGTCATGTTTTTGTGAGTGTACTCCTCGATCAACTGGCTTTTAGCTTCATCCATGCTCTCATTCTTTTCTTCTGTTGATAGTGAAATAACTCCCAGTAGGCTTAACCAGTCATACACCGCAGATCCGGAAAGTGTTATATCTCTCCCGATTTTCACATCATTAAGAGCTTTTAGAGCGTTCCCTTTTGCCATTTCAAATACTTCCTCTGCTGTTGGAATTTTTTTCTCTTCAGGCTTAACCATACTCAAAGCAATAATCCTTTGCCTTTCTTCGTCTTTTAGGTAACTTTTAAGGAATCCAATAAATGTAACCACTGACAACCCTTTAAAATCTCCATACTCACCCAGAACACCCCTCGTGAATGCGATATTTATTTCATTCTCCCTAATATCAGGGCAGTTTGTTAAAGCTAATCTTAAAGTTTCACCTATAATCAACGCAAGCTCAGAAGGAGAATCATACCTGATTAGAAGATAAGCTTTTGTAATGGAGTTCTTGAAAATTTCAAACAACGTAAAATTGTCGCTATCTTTTATCATAGGACTTTTTTGCGCAACGGACACTTCATTATCCCTTGGACTTAATGAAGTTGATTGATTAGTCAATTGTAAGCTCTTCATTGTTTGGCTTTTTAAATGGATTTTCAATGGAATGATAAGCTTTACCTAACTTTTCAAACTTATCCTGGGTTTTTGCTTGATTGTTTTTTAATGCGAAGAATCCAGCCCAATTATTCGAGATCGCTTCTTCAATAATTTCATGAGCGGTTTCATGTTTTCCTTCACTCAACTTCACTAGTTTGTTGTAAGCAGATTTTAGGCTGTCAGCAGTCTTGTATTTTTCCTTCCTGGCTTTTTTGTATTTAATCCATCGGTCAAAAATTTCAACGAACTCCTTTTTATCTATAAATTCATATTCATTTTCATATTCATTTTCATATTCATTTTCATATTCAGAGTTTGCTTTAGTTTTTGCTTTAGTTTTTGCTTTAGTTTTTGCTTTAGCAAAATTTTTGTTTTTAAGTTGAGTATTTTTCCCACCCTTAGAACCTGATTTACTGCGTTCATCACTAATTAAACCATCTTTTTGCATACGTTTTTGTATCAGTTTATCACCCTCAATAAACAAGACTTTTTCACTCAAAAGTTCATTTAATGCTTGTTGAACTTCAAGCAAACTGTATGGCAAAAACCTAGCAATTTTACTAGCAAAATTTATTTCCTGCTTGTCACTTTGCTTGTCTTTTTGCTTTAGCAAAATAACTCCATACTCCTCCTGCTTGTGAAGGATACACATGAGTTTAATGTAAATCCCCAGTGTTGATGCAGAACATTCCATTAACTTTTCATCAGTTAAAAAGTCTTGGATATAAAGCGGAAGGTATGGTTGATCTCTTAATGCCATTATAACGCCTCATTTTTAAATATCCCCAAATCTTTATAAAGCCTTTTTTCAGCTATCACTATATATTTAGGATTAAGTTCAAATCCTATATAGTTACGATTCAACTTTGAAGCAACCAGAGCTGTAGTACCGGCTCCCATAAACGGATCTAAAACAATACCGTTCTCTGGACATCCTGCTTTTATGCAGTCAATAATTAATTCTTGCGGGAACGTGGCGAAGTGAGCCTCCGAAAATGGTTTGGTTGTTACAGTCCATACTGAACGCTTATTGGCTTTCCCAGATTCATTTTGCCATTCTGTTCCGTTATCGTTTCTGGTTTTGTGAATAGTATTTGCCTTAAGTCTTCCTTTATAGTCTACATTCTTGTGCTTCTTTCCTCCAACATACATTCCTACTGCTTTCATCTTTCCGTTATTTTTTCCTGGCACTCTTGCTGATCCTTGCTGATCTTCTATGTTTTGAGAAAGTCTTTGCATAGAACTGTCGGCCATTTGAATTTTAATCGCTTCATGGTCATAGAAATACTTTTTAGATTTTGAAAGCAGGAAAATATATTCATGCGCTTTCGTGCATCGGTCTGTAACACTTTCAGGCATCGGATTTGGTTTGCTCCAGATTATATCCTGCCTTAGATACCACCCTGATGAACGTAAAGCAAATGCTACCATCCATGGAATACCAATAAGGTCTTTAGTCTTTAATCCTATTGGTGGTTTTCTGTTCTTGTGAGATAAAACAGCAGCTTGAGTATTTTTGGATATCAAAGAGTTGTATCCACGACTTCCTTTTGAACTATATCCTCCAGCAGATGAAGCATAACTATCTCCTATATTCAGCCACAATGTCCCTTCAGGTTTAAGCACCCTTTTAACCTCTGTGAACACTTCAACTACTTTAGCAACAAATAGTTCAGGTGTAGATTCTAATCCAATCTGATCATCGTTACCATAGTCCCTCAGCCCAAAGTATGGAGGTGAAGTAACACAACAATCAACACAAGCATCAGGTAAGGATTTCATACCTTCAATGCAGTCTGAATTGATAATTCTATTAATCGGTAATTTACCCATTACGATTCCTCCACCATTGTTACAACCGGAATACCTAATTCATTTGCCTTGTCGATCTCAATTTGCATCCCAGGAGAAATTCTCTTTGAGCAGATCCATAGTTCATCAAACATCTTACGATTGAACATTTCCAGATTGTGATCTAAACCTATCTTTCTTTCATCAGGATTTTTGTCGTTGAGACTTTTTACAGTTGCGTAGTACGGAATAAACGGTATTACATCAGGGAAAGTCAATGTTATAAACCGGTAAATAAATTCAAGATGTTTCAGATTTTTTTCCGGATCATTTGAAATTGGGTGTGCGATATATACGATTTTCATATATTAATGAGAATTAAGTCCTGAAATTGATAGTTTCCATGTATGGTTTTTGGCATTGTACCCTCCAATAGCATCAGCCACCGAACTCCGGATCAGTAAACCATCCTTCGTTAGTGTTGTCATTCTTGCCCTTATAGATGTCAATGGATATTTATATCCTTTCTTATATAGCTTCCTTTGAACATCAAAAGGTGTAAGTTCATCCTGGGGATTATCTTTAAAAACATTGAAGATTACATCCCTTTGGAATAATGATTTTTCCTGAGCTTCCTCCAATTCAGCACCTTGAAGATCTGTTGTATTGAAGTAGTTGTTGTCGTTGTTACTCATTTTTGAGCGATTTAAGTTAAACAATTATTCGATTATCGTATAATATTAGTAAAATTTATTACTGATCACCGTTTAAACGATCATAGTGAAAGCTTATTGGGTTGAATGTAGTTCCATTCATTTCGGAAAGATGTATTTCAATCTCCTCTTTGAGTGTCATGCCAACCCACTTTTCTAACTTTCTTAACAATTCCTGAGTCTTTTCTCGTTCCTTATCAATTTGACTGGCAATTTCTAAGGCTTTTTCTTTTGGGATAAATTCTGAGTTCCCTGATGATCTGAAGAGTGCTTCTAATTTCTGCATGATTTAATTGTAAGTGCCCGGAAGAGGGCTGTTTTTAGGTCTTGAATTATGTTTTTCTCTGATTTGAACCCGTCTGCCTTCATCTCTTTCAATCTCTTGAAATGATGATTTTGCTAAATTGATATTCATTACACTGCTTAGTGCCGCCAATGTTACCATTACCCCACCTATCTCTTGGCTAGGTAAACCAATAGGTCTGCCATAAACATAGTCTACCAATCTTTTAGCATCTTTCTTGCTGCATCCGCAAGCTTGGGCAAGTTCTAAAGCTTCTTCCAGGAACCTGAATACACGATCTGATTTGTTAAGATCTTTGCCGAAACATTCTGCCAGGAATTTGTTTACCCGGTCTTGAAATCCTGCAATGGATTGTTCTTTTAGGTATTCTTTTAAAGCATCCTCAGCAAGTGAATGATTATCTGAGGCAATTCCCTCAATAATCTTGTTAATAATTTGATCCTCTGTTTTCATAACATAGCTTTTATAAATTTGTTTACAATGTAAAATATGGATATTGCCGAAGCTGCTGCAGCACCAAAAATTATTGCCATTGCAGACTTTATTTCGATATTTTCTTCGAAGAATAGTTTGAAATTTTCTGAAAACTTCACGATCCTAGACTTTAATGTTTTCATTTTAATAGTATTGGTGAATATTCTGTTCTATTGATTCTTTAGTAAACCTGAAATGAATGCAGATAACATCTTTGGTTCTCTCGTATAATTCCTGAAATTGAAATCCATCCATCTCAGAGAAACTTATGCTATTGGCTTTCTTTTTTATGTTACCATCAAGGCCATGATAAATGCTGAAAAAACCGGCTTTTATCGTAAGTTCTGATCTTAAATCTTCTATGTTATCAAAAAGCTCTTGGTTTTCGTAAACCATATTTATCAGTGCGAAATACTTCTTATGGAACTCATAATTCCTTGGCTTGGTTATTTGGCACTTATAAATCTCACCTACCTTCACTTTCATGACCTTTTCATAATCACTGTCGTATGCAGCTTTAAATGTTTGATCAGGAAGTTTTACTAAGCTTAATTCCATATTCTTTGTTTAAATCCCATTCATGATTTGGATCAGGTACAAACGTGATAGATGATCGAAATTCGTAGCCTTGTTCATTTCTGATTCCAGGTATATTAGCACTCCAATCAGGTAGGATAGTCGATACATCATGAACCTCTTTCACAAGCCAACCTCCGAATATTGGAGCCCTATATAGATATCCGGAATACTTTTGATCTATTGATTCCCAATTCATTCGTATTCCTCCAATATTTGATAACAGATATTTTTAGTATCCTGCGGAAAATCTTTATTGATCATCCATTGAACTAATCCCAATTCATCCATTGCCCTTACCCCACGTTTAGGTCCATAGTTGAAAACAATAAACCCTTCATCATCTGTTGTAAACTTTCCGGATATATCCAGAATAGGCTTTCCGTAATTACAGAACAATTCAAGCTCATCAAGATTGGCAGGCAGATCTGGGTACTTTTCTACCTGAGCCATAAAAACATCAACTGTCGCCAAAATATCTGCTTCTGCTGAGTGAGCATTTTCCATATCTCTTCCGCAATAGAATTTTACTGCTGCAGAAAGAGTTCTTGGTTCATTTATCTTAAAGATATTCCCTGCATCAATCTTCCTGAATTTGGTATAATCCCAATAAATGCCGGCACGCTGAAATTCATTGAAAAGCATAGGAATATCATAGGCGTTTGAATTAAAGCCGGCTACATCACAATCCTCCAAAAACTTGATAAGTCCTGGCGCAAGAGCTTCAAAAAACGGTTCATCTTTTACATCATCATCACTAATTCCGTGAACCTCTGTTGCTCCTGCAAGAATTGGAATGCCTGGGTTTACTCTTCTGGTTTTTACTACTTGTGAACCATCTGGCATAAGTTTACAGATAGCTATTTCAACTATGCGATCATTCTCACGATCAATACCGGTTGCCTCTAAGTCAAAGAAGGCAAGCGGTCTGGTTAGGTTTAGTTTCATTTTGTTGTTACTTTATATGAAAATCGTATAATTATTAAACAGGAATTGGTAATACTCCATCAGGGTATATCCATAACCAATAAATATTATGAAGATCCTGAAGATTACTTTCAGCGGGATAATATTCAATGGCTGTTACCTCCTCTCCAAAAAGTTCATTTTTAATATTCTGAATTTCTCGCCAATGATTCAAAATTGGCGTATCATCATTTTTTTGAACCATTGCTCTTATGGCATATCCATGGGTTGTCATGCATTCATCATTGATCATCACCACGTATTTGTTGTTTCTAAAGCACCTTGTCATCCAAATAGGGTGATCAACCTCAGATAAATTAACTTCAATCCAATTGCTTGAACTTTTCTTTAAAAGCCTGGCAGCTAGTTTTTTCCTTAAATTTTCAGAATAACCCATGTATTTTATTAAAAATTTTAACAGTTTTATTTCGGTGGTGATTTTTATTAACCATTTTTTAATTTTTCGTACTCTTTGCCATCTACCAGTAAAAGGATTGGCCTTATGTCTTTATCTTTTACTATAATTTCCTCGGCAACATGACCAGGAATACCAATAGTTACTTTACCATTGTGTCCAATCTTATCAATAGCAATTACTTCATTGCATACTCCAAGATAGCTTGTGCCTTTTTCAATATCCGACACATTCATTTTGTCTAAAATTTCAAATAGTCTCATGTTTTTAGTTATTATTTTTACATTATAGTTAGAACGGGCTATGGTTAAAATCCATTAAAAGCCCCTTGGTTGCTATTTCTACATTGCACCTGGTTAATTCTTTGGCTTCCTTCTTAAAACGGTCTGCATCTGAATTGCTATCGCTCAGGTGGATTAGAAGAATATTGTTTACTTGCTTCAAGTCATTTGCCTTTAAAAACTCCTTGGTGCTATCAAAGCTCATGTGACTGTTCATAATCCTTGTTCTGAGTAAATTATGAATTGATCCTTCTCTTGTCTTTCTATCCAGTATATCTTGACAATAGTTCGCTTCAAGTATCAGGTTCCTGATTCCCGGAAAACGATATGCACAATACTGTGTATCTGTTATAAAAACAGTTAGCCCCATTTCAGAATGATCAATCATGAATCCTAAACTTGGAACATTATGTTCAAGCGGAAAAGGCTTAATTAAGAACCCTCCTAAAGTGAAATTCTTTAATGGCTTAACATTTATGATCCTATGATTATTTAGTCTGAGTGCTTCTGAGGTTTCTTTCAAGCAATAAATATCAATTCCAGCATTTGCAGCCTCTCTCATGCCTTTAGAATGATCCTGGTGGCAATGGCTAACCAATCCTCCGACAATGTTTGACAATTTGAAATTCAACGCCTTTTTGATTGTACTGAAACGTACACCCAATTCAAGTAATAGGACTTCACCCTGATCTGATTCCAGGATATAGGAATTGCCAACGCTGCCGGAGGAAACTACACGAATTTTCATTGGTTAGAATTTCAATTCTCCGGTTTTGCCTACCTGATCTTTTGGCTCTTCTACTGGTAGTGCCTTATCTACATTTGGCTGATTGTCAAACTGAACATTGGGCTTAATGGCAGATTGCTGTAAATTTCCCTGCTCCAATTGTTTAGTCTCTGATACATCTTCATAATGAGTATCTTCAATTTTAAGCTCAACCTTATTTGCCCTTGAAACAATCTCATTCTTTGGTTCTACTTGCCCCATTTCAACAGAGTGGTTATACTCCGATTGAACTGTATTAAGATAGTTCTCATCAATTTTTTGCGAGTCAATTGGAATAGAGTCATAGGCTGCTCTTGCTACTGTTTTATAGCACATTTCCTCATACCACCCCTCAATCTTAATTTTCTTTCCAGTTTTTTTACCATCCTTGTACTCATCCTTCTCACCACCCCAAAACTCTGCAGAAGCTTTATCCGGTCTCCTTTTTTCAATATCGGCAATGCTAAATATCCTGAGCTTGTTTTTTTGAGGCTCTTTTAAATAATTGTAATAATAAAATCCTCCAACGACATCGCCCCGGTCAAACGGGTTCTCTGAGAACTCAAACTCATAGGTTTCAACCGGATTGTTCTTGTCTTTTTTCAAGGCTCTGAACTTATCGTTTGAATGAACAACCTCAATCACAATATCGTCTGGAATATCAAATCCATACTTTTTGGCTTTCAATTCAAGCCCCACGTATCCGATAATAAACCCAACATCGTATTTGCCGGTTTTGCTATTGGCGTAGCAAATCAGGTTTATATGATTTTTTTGGCATGGATCCATTCCGATGCTAGAATAGCTGATTACATCCTGAGAAAGTTTAGCCATGTTAATATACTCCCAGGTATAAGGAATAGCTTCACGATATTGTTCACTTTTGGCTAAACGCTTCTGTTCAAGATCCTTCAGTGTTGCATCCAGTTTAATAAAGTAGTTGTTACAAATCTTTTTCTGAAAGTTTGTAATGCTTACTTCCCCAGAAGTAGTAGTTACCTCCTTCAAAACGGCTAAAGTGAATCTCTCACTTGGGGAAACTACCTTTTTTTGATCTTCTGGCTTAACCTGTAAATCTGAGTCCTGTTTTTTTAAATCTGTAGTTGACATATAGTTGATTTTAAATTTTACTTATTCTATTGTTAATGAATTGTGGACCGGAGATACAATGAGATTGATTAGCTGACTTTCAGTATCAATTACATGAGTGGTACTCTCTCTGTTGTCCAGGAATATTGGGGCCGTAACATTATGGAACCGGCTAAGGGTATTGATAATATCAATGCCGGCATTTATTCTCGCTGACGTGTTAAGAGTATCCCATGGCACACCTTTGTAAATTGTTACGCAAGTAGGCTCACTTCCTCCATTAAGGAGATTTTCAAACATTTTGAATGATACATACTTGAATAGTTTATTCGTTTTAGCCTCAATGAAATTGATTCTTTCTTTAAAGAACTCTGAAATTGTAAACTCCAAACCCTCAATCTGAGCAAGTTCTTCAGATAGCTTATTTTCATTGGCCTTTAACTCATCAACCCTTGCCAAAATCTCTTTTCTGCGATCTCTGGATGATAGTTGTGATTTTAAAGCATCAAGATCAGCATTGATATAAGCTTTTCTCGCTTGAAGGTCAGAAAAATCAACTTCCGGCTTTACAGTATTACTGATCTCTGATGAAAGAGATTCAATTTTGCTTTGAAGGTCCTTATAAACAGGATCAGAGTTTAGCTTTTCTGAAAGCATAAAATCAATCGATTGCTGTTCGCTGTCACTTGTATGACTTGCATCAACATACTCTTTGGTAGCCACTTCAAGTTCTTTTTCTAATCCCAAAACTGTATCAGATAGTTTTTTAATGAGATCTTCGTTGCTTTCCTTCTCTTCCTTTAGCTTTATACCCTTCTTATTCACTATCTCTAAAAGCCTGGCTGTTTCAGCATCAAAGTTTTGTTTCATAACTCGCTTTGATTCCTCGATATCCGTGGTTTCAAAATCTCTGTTACAAGTTGGGCATGAAAACTTACTCTCATCGTAAACAAACTCCCTGGCTTTATCTCTTTCCCATCCTGAACGCAGTTCGCTCATTTCAGCCTCGATAGTTTCTCTTGCTTTAAGCTTTGATTCAATTAAGGCATTTTTTGAAACGATGCTTTCATTAATGGCATCAACCTTTGATTTGAGTGTGCTGATTTTTAGCTTCCTGGCATTTTCTGAATTGATAATATCCTGCTTAAATGAATGGGATATTGAATTGGCTTCAGTTTGAAGTGCATGAAGATTTTTCTGTTTTGCCTGAATAGCATCAAATTCAGATTGGGTGGCCAATGATCTATCCGACATGGTTTTGTCAATCTCCTCTAAATCATTCTTCAATTTGAGTATCTGACTGTCAACCATTGACAAATCCATTTCTTCAGGAAGATGTTTCAGGTTCTCATCAATTCTCGGCCTTATCTCATCAAGACTGGCCTTAATTGTTTTTTTATTGGCTGAAATTTGCCTCTGATATTGTTCAATCGTTTTACCTGAGTTGAGAATGTTGATCAGGGTACCATAACTGTCCTTGTTTGCCGGAGTCATCAACTTGTCTATTATTTCAACATCTGAAATTTCACCGGCCAAAGATTCAATGATGGTTCTTCTTTCTGTCCATTTCAATGAATTGAAGTAAAGGGCATTTGTGATAAGCTTAAAAACACTCTCATTCAATATTGAATCAACCTTAGCCTTATATTCTCCGGCTTGAAGAGGAACATCATTCCAGAAATACAAATGTTCATGGCCGGTCATTTCAGGTGTTTTGGATCCCTGCTTTTTAACCCACTTTTCGCGATAAATATGTTTCAGAACCTCATGCCTGCCATCAATAGACAACGTTCCTGTTACTTCATGATCTTGCCGGTTCAATTCTGTATTGACCGTATTCTTTATATCGAAGTCTTTTCTGTCCTGGCTATCCTTGCCGAATAATAGCCACAGAAACGCATCCATTACAGACGACTTACCGGTACCATTGGCACCCATTATATTCGTCTGATCATCGTTAAACGCTATTTCAAGTTCTTTTATACCCTTGAAGTTTTTAATTGAAAGTGATTTTATCTTAATATTTGACATAAAAATTGGTTTTAGGTGTTTTTAACTGCAATAGGTGCCCTCAGCGGAACATTACTGGCGTATGATTTCAATCCTTGTAATACCTCCATTCTTTCATAATCTCCTATAATTCTATGCACATCAGCGTGTGCAAATTGAATCTCAATCATCCACTCCGCATGAGATCGGCAGGTTAATGTAGGATGGACAGTTGTTGCAGCAACATTCCATATTTTAACCCTCGCTTTTCTTTCAGTACCATTGATTATCGCGTTTGGATAATTAACTGGTATTGACTTAAAGTGAAGCTCTTCCATGAACTTACAAGGACCTCTCTCGTAAGAAAAAAAATTTCGTAATGACCTTTTGATTGACAGTAGATAATTACCTGTGATTTTTAATAATTTTTTTTTCATGATTCTGTTGTTACGGTTATTAAATATACGATTTTCGTATAATTCTATTTAAAAAAAAGGTGCAAGCTGCACCGTACCTAATTAAATACAATATCAATTGACTTACTCAAAATTAACTCAGAAATTTCAGATTCAAATTTTTTTGATTCCTCGATAATCCCAAACTTATCTTCAGAATTTGAGGCGTTCTTTATCTCAGATTGATAATGAGAAACAATTGTATTTTTTAGGACCTGTAAATCTGACAAACTCATTTGTGAGCATTTTACTTTAAGCTGATTCATAATAAATGTATTTTTCTACTCGGTTAATAATTTAGTTTAATTTAATTGGAAATATTGTACTTTTGCTTTGTTGTTACGTTAATGCGGCCACGCATTCAATTTTGTTAAATATGCCGGATTTATTCCGGCATATTAACAATACTCTCCTTAATGAAGTCCTCGCAGTATTTGTTTAGAGGAATAAGATTTTCCTTCATAAAAATGCAGCACTCAACCACAATAGGTATTGATGTATCTCGTTTGAGAGTTTTTATTTCTCTTAAAACTGATTGATTGTCAATTTTTACCCCCTTGGCAAGTAGTCTTTTTGATACCATTTTATAACCCCCTGAAGGCATATTTTTGTGGATGAAATCCTGTACCATTGGTAATAGTTGATATTTTTCTTGCATATTAAATGATTTGGGCGTAATTTTACGCACTGTTTTTATACGATAATAATATTTTCTAATTTTAAGCAATTATAAAAAACAATATGTTGTTATGCAAATTAAAATTAGACAATATTGTGATAAGTATTCTTACCCATTTGATAATCAGTTAAATAATTTTTTGTTATGATAAAATTTCATGAACAATTCGATTATGTACTTTCAGAAGTACTTAATGTATCCGGTAATAGTGTTGCAAAATCTATTGGAGCACATCAGGGTTTGGTGAATAGATACCGGAAGGGTTTAACAGCTCCTCCGGTTGAATTTGCTCAGAAGTTTTGTGAACATTATGGAATATCGGCAAATTGGCTTCTGCTGAACATTGAACCAATTATGATGAATGACATCAAAATTGACCAGGCATCACAAAATAGGTTTTCTAAAGAGTTGCAGAAAAAAAATCAACTTAAATCTGATCTCATGAACTTAAAAAAGACAATCACTGAAATATGTGATAACAACTTATAATGGAAGAGCAATTAAATAAGCCGGAATTGTTATCTGCAGATATACAGATAATAGTTGCAAAAAATTTATCAAAGTTGCGCGATTTCTACGGGATTAACCAAATAGATATGGCCGGTAAGATTAAAACTTATCAGGCAGCATATTCATTATCGGAGCAGGGCATCAGGGAATTAAACTATACCAATCTATACCACTTAGCTGTTGAATTGGGTATTAATTTGAATTGGTTATTCGGATTGTCAGACATAAGGCTGGATCCAATTTCCAGGAAGAAACACATTGATAATCTTGCCAAAAGAGATAAAAGAAAAAGGTCATTCGGGAAGAAGAAAAAATAAGTGGTGGTAAAAATGGTGGCAATTGAAAAAAAATTATGAAAATAAATACATTTAGTTATCTTTGCAGTGGCTTTTCGGGAAAAGGTTCTAATCCCAGCGGGATCACATAGTAACGTGCGTAGCACGAGTAAAATAATTTCTCTGGGATGAGAAGTTTATCCTGATGAAAATCAGGGAATCCCAGCGGGATCACAAAAAAATTGTATCTTTCCTGAGAAATCAGGAAATAGCCCTGAAAGCAGATATGATAAAGAAAAACGGACCGGTAGTTCAGCTGGTTAGAATGCCGCCCTGTCACGGCGGAGGTCGCGGGTTCGAGTCCCGTCCGGTCCGCTCAATAAGTGCCTTAAAACCGTCAGAAATGGCGGTTTTTTGCGTTTCAGAAAAAACCGTCCACAAAACCGGACAAAACGGATCTGACGCAAAAAGTGTGGACTAAGCATATATTTTAGTTAGTCTGAAGAGAGAGAAAAACCCGACTCGTTGCGGAATCGGATTAGTTCTGGTTTTTGTGATCATTTACCAAACCCATTTCAAAAATTGGCACTTTCGATTAGCCCCAATTTTTTCTTGTGTAGGGTTTTTAGTAATATAATTAATCACAAAAAAATTATCCTGATTTACAATCCTTCCAATATGTCCAATTATTTAAATATTATGGACATGTTGGAATAATGTGTTCATATTTATTTGTTGAGTAGCCAGCGCAAAACTTCACGACTTTCGTTCCTTGTCCGGTACTAAAATACGCCCCCCAAAACCTTATAGGTTTTTAATTAATGTGGATTAGATATTCCGGGCAGAATGTCCTTTTAAACTGTGA